AAACTGGCTAAGGCTAAAGTACCCAAAACCCATACGGCGACGAATCCAATTAAATTTATTGTTGAGTGTAAGAATAATGTCATATGCTTTGTCTCCTAAAAATCCCAACCAAGGAGCAAGCCTTGTTATTCCATCAAACAAATCTCCGTGTACCACGAGATAGTGTCGGCCATCGGCACCTATGTGTTCTATCTGATTGTGTATCTCTATCAGGCCAAAACTGAACCCATATGGTATCATTGGTCTTAAAAACTCATCGTGGTTGCCGGCAATGAATATCACTCGGGCGCCACGCTTGGCATGGCCTAGCACTCTGCGTACCACATTGGTGTGGCTCTGCTTCCAACGCCATTTGTTTTGCTGTATCTTCCAGGCATCTATAATATCGCCCACTAGATACAGTGTGTCGCATGAGTTGTGTTTTAAGAAGTTGTTGAGAGCCTCTGCCTTGCAATCTCGAGTGCCAAGGTGTACATCAGAAATAAAAATGCTACGATAAGTTTTCTGCATTGCAGTATTTATCGTAGCATTGTGTAAAAAAGATTACAGTTCTATTACAAACCTAAATCCTTACCAGTACCCACTTGGCTGTAAATGGTTTACCTTCGGCCTTGTGTTTCGCAATCTTGCGGAATTCCTTCTCTCGAAGTTCCGCAATCTTTTTGGCATCGTGGTCGAAGCTCGCCTTGTACAGTTCCATTAACAATTTCTTCTGTTTCATGGTTAGCCCCTCCTTGACAAGTATTTATGCAATTTTGCACACTTGCACAAACAAGTCAAAAGAAAGCCCACTGCGTAGAGTGGGCCTTCAGTGCGACAGCGTGATCGCTTAGGCAGTAGCAGTTGCCTTGGTAGACGCTTTAGTAGCTGGCTTGGCAGAAGCCTTGACAGTAACACCAGCAACCTTGACAGTTGCGGAACCGTTGTACTTCTCGTCAGCGGCGTCAATCGCCTGCTTGAACTCTGCACGATTGTACAGCTCGGAAGTTTTCAAGAACGTAACCAGCTCAGGCTTGGTCATTGCACGGGGAAGATCCATAAGCTCGATCTCAGTGTGGCCAGTTTTAGCCAGCACCTTGACACGGGTCATGTCGTTCGCAAAGCGAACTTTGTATGAACCAGCAAGTTTCGAAACACCAGCAATTTTAAAAGATTTATCAGACATACTAACTCCTGTTTAGGTTTAAAAAGTACGGTACACCTTGTACCATACCATTATTGTACTGCACTTTTGGACTGGAGTCAACCAGTTTTTGGTGGCAGTTTTACCAAATTTCATCGATTCATTTGTACCGCTTGGCGCTTGATGATGGCCACACCCTTGTCCACATAGTTGGCCACACCGTGTGCGCCAATTGTGGCAAGTACCACTCCAAGTACCACGCCAAGTAAAAAGTTCATTTAGGCCTCCACTGCTTCGTTTTCGAGCACTTCGCTCAGGAGCACCAGACGCTTGTAGAACGGGTCACTTTCGTGCATGCTACCGTAGAACCATTGACCATTTTCCATGATGTAGTAGTACTCAGCACCGCACATGTTGCACTGTTCCAGGAAAGTTTCAAAGTTCACTGCCACTTTGTGCTCGGTGTGCTTCTCGCCGCGATCGCGGCCGTAAAAGGTACACATGTCTTCAGTCAAGGTCTTGAACGCTTCCACTTCTTCTTTGGGCACATCAAACTGGCTGAACGCATGCTTCTCGCCAATGTCACGGCGTAGGCTTGACAAGTCACCAAGTGCTACCAGCTGATTGGCTTGAGAACTGTCATAGTGCTCTTGCAGTATTGCACCATTATGTGCAAGATAGCCATCCCAATGGCAGTAGATGCTTTTGCAAACTGTGCCATGCATGACTGCGATACGACTGTTAGTGCTCATTTAGAACTCCTTCTAATTACAATACAACAAGTATAAACGAAATGGGTTTTTTGGTCAACCGTTTTTAGTTGGTCCAACCGCCGCTCCAACGAACACTACCCTGTTGGTATGCATCACGTTCTGCCCAGATCTGCGCACGACGACCTTCTTCGTAGGCATTCTGTTCTGCACGAATCTGCGCACGGCGTTGAGCTTCAATTGCACCACGGCAGTATGCACGAGCCGCGGCAGGATTGTATTCACCTTTGTAGTAACCATCAGTCATACAGTTGTCTTGTATGGGTTGCTGATAGATCACCTGAGGCTGGCCCTGATACACAGGAGCCTGTTGTGGGTAATACACAGGAGGAGGACCTTGCACCACTGGCTGGGTAGGAGTAGACAATCTACGACCAATCTGGGCACCAATCACTGCACAGCCTGCGGTAGCAATCACACGACCGTTGCCGCCGCCAATCTGGTTACACAGGACCGCGCCTGTGATACCACCAATTGTTTCAGCAACAAAACTCTGAGCCTGAGCAGGTACTGCGGCAGAGGCAACAATAGCAAAAGCAATTAACGAGCGTTTCATAAACTTCTCCTTTACTAACAATATGACTACAGTATAGCAAAAAGGCCGTTATTGGTCAACCGGAGCAAACATCTCCTGGCCCAGTTGCATAAAAACAACAAACGCCTTCATTGTGTTCTCGCCGTACATCATGCGACCGTGCTTTTGGATGTCTTGCAGTGTTTCCAACAGGCCCATGCCTTGGAAGTCTGCTTCATTTTGTATTTGTTTAATTGCTGTTTCGATCTTCATTGCTGGCTCCTTTTTGCTTTGTATGCCACTATTATAGCAAATGGATCCATTCGGGTCAACCGTTTTCAGGCACAAAAAACCCTTGATTTTACTAGGGTTTTTTGTAGTACTTTTGTTAACATCATTGGAACATGTAGTAAACCAGCCCAACCCACATCAAAACGCCCACGGGCTTGCTAAACGCAATCTGCCAGTCACCCGGGCTAGGCCAGCACTGAGAAATCACACTTGCCAAAATCCAAGTGATCAGCAGGCTGGACAAGGACCAGTCAAACTGCATGGTTGATGCAAACCCTAGAGCAAGAGGAAAAGCCAACAGCGGAGCCAGACCAACTGGCAAAGCATTCCACCATCCGACATTGGCAAACTCAACTGAGCCTAGCACCCTACTGCCATCACCCGGAGGAGATGGCATAATATTGATGTTAAGAGGCTTGGCAAATGTAACTAGGCCAATCGTCCAGTGCATGAGTTCGTGTATCACAGTTCCGGGCCAGGCCAAGATCCAGAATAGCGGACTAGAACTGAACCAACCAATCGCACCTGCTAACAGTAGAATAGTGATTACCATTTGAAAACCTCTTTAGTCTATTAAAAAGAAAAGCCTACCAAGAACTATTATAAAACACTTTCATTCCAACAATCAACTCTGCACGAGCATCTTGGATAAATTTCAGGTCATCTGCCTTGTAGTGCTGATCAGCATCATTACCAAAGAAGAATCCTGAGGTAGACGGCAAGAGGCCTCGTTCCACCACATGCTCTAGCCTGTCTAGATCTTCGGCCGTGAGCTCCAGCTCGTCGCCGTTGAAATCACCTGAGTGACCACGTTCATTCCAGAGCCGGTGCATCCAGCCATGCAGGTTAGGATGCTTGCGCCAGTAGGCAATTTCACGAGGCTTGGCCACAGGACCTGAGTCCGTTTCGTAGTCATAACTCTCGTAGTACTCGCGCATTTCGTTTTCTTTCTTGGCCACATAGGCGTACATATCTAGTCCCATGTTCAATCTCCTGAATCAATTTGATGACGATCACCACAAAATTTGCAAGTGTACTCTGTAAGACAACGTCCTGCATTCTGACCAGTGTATTCATGCACACAAGGCTGTCCGCCAAAGTCCACGCTCACCTTGCCGCTGGGTCTACCCCACATATACTGTCCGCCACAGTTCTGGCATGCCAGCGTATCCGATTCTTTGTCATATCCTGCCAGTACATTTTTGTACTGGCTGTCTCCAGCAGGCACACGCCCACTGCCACTGCACACAGGACAAGTTCCTTTTTCCATCTTAACTCCTTATAACCAATCCAAGTATATAGATTGCCAACAAACCAAAATTAATGGTTACCAGGCTCCATTCACGAATGCGCCAACTCCAGATCAAATACAGTACTGCACCGAGATTCAACAACCAGATGTTGAGCGGATCTATCTGTAGGCTTGTGCATAGTGCGCCTGCCAGCGTTACTGCACAGGCTACCCATTTCAGCACCGTATCAATCAAACGCCACACCTTTATCTTTCTTCTTACCTGTCCAATGATCCATTGTAACACAGACTCCTTCATGTTTCACACCATACGGTGAGTTCAGTACCGGCAACTGGGCCCGAACTGCTTCGCAATCCTTGCGGGTTTTGAACTCCACCGTGCGCTTGTCAATGAAGTCCCCCGACGGAGCCGACATTGCAATAACCAAGACCCATGCGTTCATATTAGATTCCAGTATGTAAAGGGTTACGACGGCGCAGATGTGCGTTTGCGGCTTCTCGGCTGTCAAAGCGACCCGAGATTGGTGTCTGATGTGCGCCACGCACAATGTACCAACCACCTAGTATAGCATTATACACGACTTTCATTATGCAGACTCCAACATGTTGGCAGGAACTTTCCACAGGCCTTGCTGAGTGGCCACGGTCACATACTTGATAGCAACCTTGCTCACTGTACCAGTCATTGTGACACCACGTTTGACAGAGTGGAACTTGACCATGTCACCTTTGGTGAACTCACGAATCTTGGTTGCACGAAGCTGGGCACGGGCATACTGTACCGCATCGTTGATGCTGTTCAGCTGTTCGTTTGTAAAGTTACTGAACATGATAGAAGTGTTAACTTCTTGAATGGTTGCGTATGACATCTTCGACTCCTTTTTGTTTAACTTAGCCTAAATTATAGCAAAATGGGAAAAAACGGTCAACCGTTTTTATTCAGAAAATTCGTAAATCTGGACGCTAGGATCCAGGGCCAACAACTGCCCAGCCACTTTGGTGAGCATGCGATATTTGGCTTGCACCTGGCTACGTGGCAGTTCGCCATCACAGCTCAAGTTCTCAGGGCTGAGGTCTGAGTCGATTTTTTGTGCAAGAGCTTGACGATCTGCAGAGTTGCTGAGATCATACTGACGAGATTTGAAAATAGCATTCCAGCTATTTTGCTGTTTGACGTATGCGTTGAGTTCTTTCATTGCTGGCTCCTTTTGTTTAACTTAGCCTATAGTATAGCAAAATGGGTATTTCTGGTCAACCGTTTTGTTTGTTGCAAAAAAGCCACAAAAAAACCCTTGATTTACAAGGGTTTTTGTAGTACTTTTGTTAACAGTTTAGTGGAACATCAAAAACTGCTTGGAGACGTCCAGTCTGCTGGCACCCAGATCCCCGTGCCCTGCCGGGAACACAACCACGTTCCACTTGGGCTTTGGACCCTCTGGAATACGATTCATCTCATCGTAGGTGACAATGGTGCCCACATCCAGTTTGTAGATGTCTGCCAGCTTTTGTTTGAACTGATTCCAATCTGCTTCGCTCTTGACCTGTGTGCGGCCTTTTTCGTCCTTGACGTATTTGCCTTTGGCATCTGTCACAAACAGTTCGCGGAACATGTCTTTGGGCAAGGTCACAGCATCCTTCACGTGCCGGCCAGCATCACGTTGTACCTGTACTGTTTTAACTTCACGGCTCTTGGCGCCAGGACTGAACTGTCCAATGACATCATCTGGTTGGTCAGCTGATGCAATATCGCCCATCTTGGTGTAGAAATAGAACTTGCAATCTGGGTTCTGTGCCTTGACACCCATTACCAGGTCATAGTATTCTTTGGAGAAGAAGTCGCCGGCATCGTGTACACGAACCAAGAGTTTGATACCATTCTTGGTGGCCAGTGCTTTGGCCTTTTTAACTTCAGTGTCAAACATCTTCATGTAGTCTTCAGGATGATTGACCAAGAAGTTCAGTGCCTGTGCCGCACTCATTGAACTTGCAGGAAACATTACATATCCGCCCTTGCGAGCATAACAGTATAGTTGGCATTCGCCTGCACCCGGGCAGGTGGTAATTTCTACAAATTCGCTGGTCTCTTCATCCACCACTATGCCTGAAAGTGCTGGTAGCGTTAGATCATAGGTAATAGAGCCTTCTATTTTGCTCTTGGCCATTTTGGCATTTGTACCTAGTATAGCTCTTGGACGAGTGGTGATTTGACGGGCTAGGTCATCTAGGTCCCATTCTTCATTGCCATCGTTTTTGGTAATTGCTTTAACGTTGCTACCATGAATGATAGGTTTGAATCTGTCTTGTTTGGTTTTTGTACCTGTCTTGATTCTAGTCAAGTAATCCTGCATGTCTTGTCTGCTCCAGGACTTTTGTGGAGCATCTATTTTGATTGCTTCGTCGACTTCATCCACTGTGCCAAGATAGTGGTGATCATGTACTCGATAACCTTTACGCTTGTGATGTGCAATCGCAGAATTGATTGCAGCTTCACGGCTGTCACTGGTAACACGCACTGATTTTTGGTATGTTTCTTTACGCTTTGACACCATTGGATGGTTAGGGTCAGTTACTGTGAGTCCAATGCGGTGTGTGACTGGTGCACCACCTTCAGCTGTGACCACAGGCTTGCCACTTTTTCCTGTGTTGGCACCAAGTCCAGATACTCGGCCTTTGGTGTTGCCACGACCACCGGCTGAACCAATATGTGCCGAACCTTGCCAGCCTTCGCCTTTGCGTGGTTTAGCCGGTTTGAGTCGTTGTATTTCGCCACCACGTGCTAGGAATGCTGCCACAGCGTCATCGTCTTCCGCCATACCTTGCTCGTCGACTTCTTGCTCTGCACCGCTGGGTACACTTGCAATGACCTTGACGTCAAATCCGCCTAGGTTGCGTGTGGTTTCTGTTAGTTCAGTATATCTCATTTTTTTGCCTTTGCTCTGCCTGATTTCATGTTGGCCATCCAGTGTGCTAATTGTCCTTTGCGGCCGCCCTGCTTGGCTACTTTTCTTAATGTACTTATGCTGGCCTTGGTTGGTACGCCGTGGCGCTTGCTGTCGCCTTTGTCCTGTGGGTTTCTGCCGTCGGCAAAGTTTTCCGCCATGCCTTGCTGCCCTAACAAAGATTGCACCCATGGAATGAACGTGTTTATGATCCAGTCATTGTGCTGTTTGCTTTTGTCCAGTGTGCTAGAATCTGCCACGCGACCATTTATTGTCACAGGCTTGATACTGTTCACAGCATCCGTGATTTTCTTTTGCACAGCAGGATCAGCATCTTTGATCACAGTTTGCAAACGACCAGCGGCTTCACTTTGTCTACCCTGCATGGCCAACAATGCCACACGTTGCAAATTGGCAAACACAGGATCACCTAGGTTGTTGAACATTTTGTTGATGCCATCGGCTTTGTTTTCCGCTACACCTTGCTTGGGAATCAACAATTCAGGCATGCGATACTCACTGACGTCCACTGGATACGGCTGTAGCGATGCTTTATATAATTCAGCATATTGTTCTTGTTCTTCAGGTGTCTTTGCTCTGTAAAACTTGTTGGCAATGGCCATATCGCCTACTAGAGTTCCTGGTGGAATGGAAATCTTTTTTGGCCCATAGTATTTTAATTTGTCAGAATCTTTGTTGGTCAAACTGTAAAAGGTTGATTCCCACTTATCCGGATGCAAGGCATATTGTGCAGTTGCTCTTTCTGGAACAAACTCTGCAAGTGTATCTGCGCCTGGATGAAATTTACCCAACTTGGATAAACTTATAGCAGTATCATTACTTTCGCCTTCCGCCACATCTTGTTTTAATCTACTCAATTCGTAACGGACTATACTGCCAGTGTCGGCACGCAAGGCTCGATATCCCCAGGCACGTGAATAACGCTGTACCAGTCTATCGTACAACTTGGCACGGCTTTCAGGATTAAATTTCTCCACATTGTCTGCGTCCATGTCAACTTCTTTGCTGGCCGAGAAACTTAGTTTCTGCGGTTTGTATTTTTTAATGTATTTTTGTATAGAATCCAGCACTGTGGCAAAGATTCTTTGAGCATCACCTTCACCCGTGACTTCTTGGCTGTTGTTTCTATAAAACTCAACTTGCACGACTTCTTCACCTTCGTCACCGTACTCCTGATTGAACATGATACTTAGATTTGACCCATCTGGCAGTTTGGCCAACATATCAATATCGCCATAATCACTTTTTTCTGATTTGGTCTTATAAGGTTGATCAAATGCCTCTTTCATTATCCAGGTGTCGGGTATCTGTTTGTACTTGCTTACCCACATGTCGTGCAACTTTTGCCCGCTGATGCTGTGGCTCCTGGCGATGCGTGTCATCATCTTGTCAATGGTGTTGTAAACTTGATCATCGTCGGCTGACTGTAATTTGGCTTTGTGTGCTACCAATGCCGCACGTAATTCCTCCACAGCACCACCATCTTTGTCGTGATCCATGTTTTCGGCCAGTGTGGATTGATTGTAGGCTTGTTGTATCAACTTGAGTAACAAGGCGCCTAGCTCACCTTCAATGGTCATAGCACAGGCATAAACTTGATCATCGGCGCCGTCGTCGCCTATTACTTCTTCTATGTAGTGCCAGAGTTCACTTTCTGCACGAATATTGGAAACAAGATCAGTAAGCGCATCATTAAGTTCGTCTTCATCACTGATCACAGCAGGGTCGAGGCTCATGAGTATGTTACTGACTTGAGACATAACTTCTCGTGCAAGTAGGTGATTGGCCAGATCAAAGATTTCTTGACTTCTTCTGAAAACGCTGGCATCAGCTCCTAGGTTGAAAGACAGTGTTTTAGCAAAAGGACCAGTATTGGCATCTAGATTACCCTGTATCATCTTGACCATGCTGGGTATGCGCTGTTGGAAAGTAACACGGCGTAGGTCTTTGCCCACGCGGTCACTTTGACCAAACATGTCTTCTTCGTCGTTCTCAACAATTACTTCTCTGATTTTCATCGTAGTTGTTTCATTTCTGGTTGATCATGCTCTAGGCCAGGGCTTGCATCGTGACTATCTTCTTCTGGCCAGCAGTAGATGTATTGTCCTGCAAAGTCTTTTACCAGCATCCAGCGAATACCTGCGGCTGTGTACATGTGTGTTTGTGCCTTGTAGCCTGGCATCACTTGTTCAAAGTCAATGTCACCAGGACCACGATCATCGCCGTGCTTTTTAAGGAAGCCTGCCACTGCATTGACTTCTTGTGTGCTGTTAGGCCCTTGGCCACCTAGGTTAGCAACCACATGTATGCGCTTGGTTGGAGTCATGGTCAAGCTACCAAACAGGCTCTTGCCCAGCTGGCGAATCTGATCAGCCATGTTGCCCGGCAGGTTGGCCACTTGATGGAACTCTGGATTCTGTACGCCTGCGGCCTGCAGTGCTTGTCCTGCTACTGCTGGCAAGTTCTGTGTGTTTACATCCACAGAGGGTAGATTCTCGGGCGGCTCATCTGGATAGGCTTCTAGGTCTTTATCAAGCTCAATGTTTCTCATGCGGCCCAGCATGTCGCTCATGTCAGGTGTGCTGAGTCCTGAGGTCTTGCTCAAGGTGTCTTTCTGGCTGGCCTTGCGTAAATTTACTTTGGTATCATCGACGCCAGCTTTCTTTTTAAGATCGTCCAGTGGATCTGTGTGTGCCAGTGGCTGGTCTTGCGCCTGTTGGAAAGGAATATCAAACTTGAGATCAGGCTTGGTCTTGGTTGTGGTCTTGCGTGGACGCTCTGGTGGCTCTTCAAGTTCTGCATCAACTTCTTGTAACTTTTCCCATGAGTCATTTGTGCTGGTATCGCCCGATGGATCTGTGTTCCATGCATCACATACTTCTTCATATGCGCCAAATAGATCACCCATTTCATCATCATCAACACCATATTCGGCTTGCATTCGGTCATCATACTCGTCGAACCTTGAAGTAACTTGCAGTGCCTGTTTCAAAGTTAGCTTATGGCTCAAAGCAAATCCAGCTATGGCACGAAAATTATATCTGTTAGGATCCATACGGCTCCACTGGTATAGTGCCTGTGCTGTTTTTGGTGGTGTTTGAGTACCGCCAAACAGCTCATCATCTGACTCATCGTTGTTATCTGACTCGGTCACGTCCTGGTGTTGGTCCAACAGTGCGCTGATGCTGATTCCAGTGTCTGCTTCTAGGTTGTCCTCAAAGTTTTCCCACCAGTCTGGCATATATTCATGCCAGGCTCTCAAGCCTGGCACCATGCCTTGTTTTTCAAAAACATTGGCCACAAACCTCACGGCCTTGGCCTCTTCACGAATTTCTTCTAGGTCGTTTTCGTATTCTTGCCCATCCTCTGGGCTCAGTCCTGATATCTCTGCAGGATTATTGCGCATGGTGTTGGCAAAGTTCATGAGCCATTGTGCAATGCGACGATGTGCAGGATTGCCAAATAGTTCGTCATTATCTGACTCGCCTAGATCCTCACCGTAAGCAAGTGCATAGAGATCAATGTCAAGTACCTCTTCGATTTGTTCTGCGGCATTTTCTCTAAGCATGGTATCTAGGCCTCTGAATGCATCCAGGCCTGCTTCCATTCCTAGCTTAAATGCATTTGAGACTTCCTCAAATGAATTAGCATCGCTTTCTGTGCCGTCAGCGTATTCAGAATCTTGGTCGTCAGCACGTTGGTCGTCTGCTATGCCATACCATTCTCTAGCCATTTCAGCAAAAAATGTAGCCAGTTGCGTGGATTTGCGATCAGCAAATAGGTCATCGTCTGAATCATCTTCTTTGAGGCTCAGGAACTTTTTTATGTTCTGCATGCTAAGAGGTAATTTCTCAACACCGTCCTCATCGTAGAATAAGAAATCAAGATCTTCTTGTGTTGGCTCGTCGTCAAAGTATGTGAAGTCAGGAATAAAAGCAATCTGATTGTTTTTACGATCAACAATGACCAAGCCTTCTGTTCGATGCTCACCGCCATAGCTAATGCCGCCGCCACCTATTTTATAACCTAGAGCACCTTCTTCTGGGAATTCAAATTTGTCTGCCAGCGTGGACACCAGATGATTGTCGCCAAATAAGTCACTGTCGCTCTGGTCATTTTCTCTAATAAATTCTGTACTTTTCATTATCTGTCACCCATGAATGTTTGTATTTCTTTTTGGAACCAATCTTGTTGTGCTACGTCTGGATCATTGCCAAACATATCCCACATCTCTACCATGTCCTGATGCCATTCACCGGAGTCAATAAGTGTTCCAAAATCATTTAGTCCACTGAATCCTCCTGCATATTCGCGCAGAATAGCATCAACTACTATCGCTTTACCAAATGGTGTGCTGGTTGACCTACACACTAGATCAAATAATCTATTGGCATCTGGTTCCTCGCCTTGGGTAAGTTTTTCATATTCTGCTTTAATACGAGGATTGTTATAGGCTTGTTCTAGTTTGGCCAACATCTGCTTACCAAATTTATAGATCATGCGCTGTGCGGCAGAACCACTTACCCCAAACATCTCATCATCAGATTCTTCTTCGCCTAGTCGACTAGATCGATCCAGATGCAATACTATGTCATCACCTTGTCCGTCTTCGGCGCCTGTGAGTTTTAGAACTCGCCAGTTAACCGCGCCACCGTCCTCGAGGTAGTGATTTATTATATCAACATCTTGCTCTGGATGATCACCATAAGAAAATCCAAGTGCCTGCAATTCGTCTTCGTCATACTCGTTGAAGAAATCGCCAAATCGTATGGTAGGTGATGCAAACAAGTCATCGTCGTCATTGCTTTCGTCGATCGGGTCATCAGTTATTGGAAAATGCGCTACAGGCACTCCACTGTCGTCGTTGTTCCAACGCTGTTTGTACACCGTGATGAAATCGTCTGTGCCGTACCCAGCTTCCGAGTACCCTGGAATTTGTTCTTTGGCATGTGCTATTGCTTCGCGTATGTCACCAAACATGCCAAGTACTTCGTTGTCGGGTGCCGAGACTACAAATACCTTTTGTTCACCATCACCAAACAAATCTTCGTCTGACTCTGCGTTTTCGTTAACGGTATCGTCGTGGTCAGCAACATCCACGCCCATGGCATCTTCGATGTAGTTGCGTAGATCATAGCGTATGTCGGTGTTGCTTAGTTTGTACTTGCTCCATACATGTATGCCGTGCAGGAAGCTTCGATTGAATCCTGCAATCACTGCCTCTACGAATTCTACTTCAAACTGTGCCAGTGGGCGTCGACTGCCTGTTTGTCTACGGCGCAGCCATAGTTCAAGATCCTGTGCAATTACTTTAGTGTCTGGTCTGGTGCTGGACCCAAACATGTCGTCATCGCTTTCGTCAATTGGATCATCGGTTATTGGAAACTCAGCTACAGGCACTCCGCTTTCCTCACCCCGATTGTGTTTATATACACTGATGAAATCGTCATCACCCCAGCCATCTTCTAGGTATGATGGAATTTGTTTTTTGGCATATGCTATTGCTTGGCGTATGTCACTGAACGTGTTAAGTATTTCGTCGTCGGGTGCCAAGACTACAAATACCTTTTCTCCGCCGGCGCCAAACAGTTCATCGTCTGACTCATCATTTTCAGTTACTTTATTGGCTATGAGATCATATACAGCATCGTTGATACCATCCAGCATTGCATCTTGCTTGTCTTTGCCTATTGACTTCCAGTAATGAAGCAAGGGTTCCCCTCCTGGGGTCTTGCCCAGTGCAAATCCAACCATGAAAGGACTGGTGATCAGTCTTGCAGATTTGTCTGAACGAACAATGGCTCTTGCAATAGATTGTGTTAGAGTAGCGGCACTAGGCGCAGAGCCAAACAGTTCATCGTCGTTTTCTTCTCGCAACAGATCAGAATAGGTAGGAGGCACAAGAACACTAAGCCAACCTGAGCCTGTGAACTTACACTCAAACCCTTGCCTCTCTAGTTCTGCTTTTATTTCCTGTGCCACTGGAAGAGGTTTTGGTGCACGATCCCCTGGGCCCTTTACATAGTCACCAAACCAGAAAGTTGCTCTGCCACGAGATGCACTTTTAGGTATGCTACTCACACGAGTTTTTATTCCAAACCCTGTCTTGGCCAACTCACGCACCCGGCTCACTGTGCGTAGATACGGATCTTCTATCTGTTTGATTGCCTGCTTGGCGCCGGTGGCCAGATTACCCGGCGCACTAAACATGTCGTCATCGTTTTTAATGGCTTCTATTATCTCACGATAACGCATGACCCTGCTCCTGTAGTTTTGCTGTGTACAGCTTGGGTATCTGGCGCATGAGGAATCTAAACAGCGGGTCACGCATCACAAGATCCTGTATGTGTGGGATCGCATCTTTATGCATTCTTGATCTTGAATTTGTCAAGGCCGCTACCAATGCTTGTCCTGACTTGCTGGTTTCAACAGGTATATGCAGTGATTTGTCAGCACTGAGGATAGACTCAATCTTGTCTTCACTGCGTTCTAGTCCTGGCTCTGCAATTATCTGGCTCCAGATCCCACCTTTTGCATTCATAGCCGTTATACACTGTGCTAGATAATCTCTCATGCCCGCGGCAATTGATTCTTGTTCAGACTGTGCTAGATCAATACCATATTCTTTCAAGCTCTTGAAACCAAACCCAATGATACGATCAGCATACTGGTCAACCATTGCTGTTGTTTGTTTTATAACTGTAGGAGTAAACTCTTTGACAATGCTCTTGTACTCTTCGCCTATTAGTGGCGCTACTGAATATTTCTCTGCAGGTAGTTGTAGGATCTTGGTCAGCTCAGGAAATCGTTTTACCAATTTGGCAATACCGCCTGCACCAATCTGCTGATCTTGTTCGTCCATGAACTGTTTGGTTTCAAAGTGGAACTGATACTTTTCTCCAGGATACGCCTGCTGACGTGGAATAATAACATACAGTGGGCGATTGCCTTTGGTGTAGTAGTTAAACAGGTTGTTGTTCTTGCCTGCGGTACACCAACGAGTACCTTGCCCATAGTAGCAGGCGGCCTGCTCGTCCTGCGGGATAGTAACAATCAGATTGCTGTCACGATAGAGTTCTTGGGCGTTTTGTTTGACTTCTGGCTTGGCTTCTTCCTCTTCAGGGTATTCGTCTACCACATCATAAAAAGATTCTAGATCTCGATATCGGTTGAAGTCATTGCGTGGAGGCTGTATCTTTTTCTTGCGCTTGAGACGATCAAACTTGACCAGATAGTCAGCCAGTGTAGATACCACGTCTTCCATCTTGCTCAGTCCATTGCTATACATCTTGGCAATGCTCTGGCTGTATTCTTTGTTGGGTGTTGGGTCACCTTTTTCAATATACTGTAGTATCATATCTATCAACTGTTGTGGCTGTGTCTTGGCCAGTTCTTTAACAGTTGCGCCTTGTGGTAGTTCAGCTTGTATTTGCATGAGCAGCCAACGGTCTTGTCCCATTGCGGCAATCAGCTTGTTACCATAGGCATCTGCTGTTTTGTTGCGATCGTACTCTAGCAGTACTAATTGGTTGTATCTCATTCAATGATCTCCGGATGTTCTTTGCCGTATAATTTCATCAGATACCCGGCTTCGGCATCTGCATCACGTTCTAGCGGGCTACCAGGAGGATTGTGTCCTTTGATACGACCTTCACTGCCCTGTTTGCGATGACGCAGTTCGTGTGCTATCGTGCGCAGTATGTCGATTAGATTGCGATTGCCAGTGTACACCCACATGGTATTGGTGTCTGCATTGTACCATCCGGTATGATGCATGTCTTCACTGTCTTTTTTGTTGGAAAGTTCTATATTAGGGCGTGGCGCATCAATGCGTTGTTTTTTGTATACCCAGTCGACAAAATGTTCAATGCGTTTCATTTGATCTGATTGATCTATGTCTTCAGTGATTTCTTTGTCAGGCTGCACAGCAACAGGCATGCTTCGGTCCTGACTCTTCAACTGCTGTGGTTCATGCTCACGCTCTTTGCGTATGATCTCAAAGCCACGCTTGAGTCCTTGTACCACAACATCCAGGCTGTCTTCGTCTGCCTGATACTTGATACCAATACCACCGGCTGCTTCCCACTTGGAGATGTTGTCGCCGCGGTCATCAATCAAGAAGTTAGGCGTGCCATCTGGTTGTGTGGCATACTTGGGTTTGTTGGGAGTGATAACAATGTCCTTGGGCTGTGGGCTTAGATGTTCGTTAATCCATACTGTCTTTTGTACTTCGCTGTTTTTAAAATCGCCACGCAGTGGACTAGAGCAGATGTTGTAGTGGCCAAACAGTTTGACCACCATGCCAACTAACGAGTCTGCTGTGGGAAACTTTGGTAGTCGCGCAAAGAAGTCTGTGCCTATCATCATGTTCAGTGTAGGATCTGTTTTGGCAGGAGGAATGTCTCTGTAGCTGCCGTTTTCGACTCCTGCCAGCTTGGCATACTCTGTAAAGAAGTCTGCCAGTACCCCATCCATATCTAGATACATCTCTGGTTTGTATTCTGTACGTGCGGCTTCACGCAGGCCTAGTCCTTGGTCTTCAAGATTGCCCATGTGCTTGCGCAGTTTTTCTAAACTGCCATCTGCACGAAGTATTTTGAATGCAAGATTCTCAGGGGAGAACTCTCCGCCCGACTCCAGTCCTGTTTTTCTCATGCTCTTGATAGAGGCCCACAACTGAGCCACACTGTCGTGATTGTCACTGACGATGGCCTGGTTGATACGATGTTTCACACTACGATACTTTTCTTGTACTTCAATGTCATCTACCTGCGCACGTTGGCGCTTGGGCTGGCTGATCCAGCGATCATGTTGTACGCTGTAGATACCCATGCTGTGGTGTGCATCTTCTGCGTCCTGTACATAGAGTTCGACATCGTACCCGCGGATACGGATATTGTGTTGATCGTTGTACTGATACTTCTTGGCTGTGAATAATTCTTTTAGTTCTGCTTCGTGCTCATCTGGAATCATTACCACAAGATGTAGATCAATGTCTGAATTGGGTGTGTAGGTATAGGCTGCATTACTGCCCGAAATTGTGATGTCCACAAGATCAAACATGTCAATGCCCAGGAAGTCTTTGAAGTGACGAGCAATGCGCAGTAGAGTTTTACGAACTCGCGGCTGTAGCTTGTCCCCTTTCCATAGTGCAGGGTTCAGCTCATCGTGAAAATTCACAGCAAGATTTAGTTCTTCAAACTCGTTTAGGCGCATAATATCTTAAAAAAATAGGAGACTATCAGTCTCCTATTATTTATTGCAAGCAAAGGTTTGGCTTATCTTGCTGACAGTACCTGGTCTGCAAGGCCGTATGCAACTGCCTCTTCTGCACTCATGAAGAAATCACGTTCCATGTCGGCTGCTAACTCGGCGTATGTACGACCCGCGGTGTTGTGTTTTACATAGATATCTGTGAGATACTGCTTCATTTTAAGGATTTCCCGCACCTGGATTTCCATGTCAGTAGCTTGGCCACCAGCGCCACCGCTGGGTTGATGGATCATGTGTCTTGCGTGTGGTAATATCAGACGTTTACCGGCTGCGCCTGCTTGTGCTAACAAACTGCCCATGGAGCAGGCCTGTCCCATTACAATGGTGCTTACGTCAGGTTTGATAAACTGCATGGTGTCGTAGATTGCCATTCCTGCTGTTACACTTCCACCTGGACTGTTGATATAGAACAAAATATCGGCTTCTGGATTTTCACTTTCCAAGAACAAAAACTGTGCGACCAACAAGCTGGCACTGTGCTCACTTACTTCGTTATCCAGTAGGATGATACGGTCTTTGAGCAAACGACTGTAGATGTCATAGGCACGTTCACCATTGGAAGTTTTTTCTAATACGGTAGGTACAAAATTTGGCATAATTTTTTTAGGTTAAGTTAACGGATTTAACAAACTGTCTGCTTGCAAGTAATTCTAACACATCGTCGGGAGCATTGTCAAGATCTGCAATGGGTGGCAAGCCCGGTTTAAACAGTGGATGATTTTCATCTAGTCCGCGAGCTAAAAAGAACTGTTTGTTTTGAGAATAATACTTTGACACATGTGCTCTTATCAGTGCCAACATGTCTAATTTTGGGTGGAAGAATCTCACTGTGAAATCTGCACTGTAGTAGGTAAACGGTTTAAATGCTTCGTCACTTATGTATTGGTCGTTGTCCAGTGCTAGGTCTGTTAGAGTTTTTCCAATTTCTACATAGTTCAAATACATGGTGCCAAACTGTGATACATCTGTAAAATACTCGTAATCACTGTGATCCAAGATTTCTTCTTTGACCAATCCAAAATAAGTCACCACATGTCTAGGACGACTACCCCGTGAAATAGATTCACAGCGATGAACTGCAATGTTTAATTCGCCCAATGCTTTTTGTACCTGTGGTGGCGCTGCTATAAAAAATTCAGACGGGTTGTTTAACAAACCGTGGTATACTTCAAAAATATGATGTAGATAGTTTAAGGTGTCTTGGTCAGCCAGATCTGTTAGTCTACGTTCTACAATGTTTTTATAGGAGTTAATGATGTCTACTTGTTTGTTTATTTCAGACAGGGCATGAGCAATCTGTTGCTCCTTGCTACCAAAGCCATAGAATCTGGTAGGATCATCTATTGGAATCTGTTGTGCTTGTGTTTGTTGCAGTTTGTTGATCCATTTGGCCACAATAGGATTATCACGTAATCGATAGCGAAGAACAATGCTGTCATTTAGATCATTTGGGTTTGCGTATTCAATACTTACATGGCTGTGCATGCAAATACTTATAGGTATCTGTTAGCACTTGTTAAAATCTTGATGTTTGAACCATCGGCGCATTCCGTGGCTGGTTTTTAAGTCCATTCCATAATAGGCCATGCGTTCGCGCCAGGCAAAGAAGCTAGGTCCATGTGCGCCTGAATTTTCAGATACATTAAAACCCGTGTTATCAAATCGTTCTATGTCCCATTGATACTGATGCACCATTTCGTGTGCTAGGGTAGTACAGAACCACTGTGGGCAGAACCATTTGTCCATCAAGGATATTGAGCACCAGGTTCCTGGTTTGCTGTGACTACCACGTTTTTGCAAGTCACCCATCCACTGGCAAACACCCCAGGTTTTTCTAAGTGTGCCTAGATGTATGTCAGGCAGGGTCAGCACATTGTGAAATATATGCTTATTAAGACTGTGATAAAGACGGGTAGTTTCTTCTAGAGACGGGCGATAAGGCAATCGTCTTTGCACCGACACACGCGGCAATGGTGCAGTCATATACTGAGTAATCAAACTAGGTCTAGCCATAGAAAAGCCCTCACTACGGTATTTACTACCGCAAGAGGACTTTTATCTATAGCGTTATTGAACGGTCATGCGTTCAACAAAAGCACCTGGTTTAAGCATGGCCAAGGCCCTGCGCTGTCGCAGTGCTGGATCATTCACTTCCTGTAACCCATACTGTTTTTCGATTGCCGCTACTTCAGTCATGCTCAGTGTGGTTGGCACAGCGACCGAGGATGATTGCACAGGTCGAGCTTCGATCACCGGAGCAACCACTGGAGCCAGGCTAACAGGCTCAGTTTCAGCTTTGACCTTGGCAGGTGCAGGCTGGACCTTGGGCTTGCGCAGATTATCCAGCTCTTTTTCTAGATCTCGCTGTGCGGCATCGTCGGAATCACGTAGCTGATCTTCACGTTGCTGGCGTACCTTGAGCAAGCGATTGGCATCACCAATTGGGTAGCGCAGGAGCATAAAGGTACGATAACTGCGGTTCTCAGTCTGGATCTTGCTATCTTCAATATGATAGCCAGTGAGTGCAGTGTCCATGATCACTTTCTTAACAGTGACGCTGGTCTTGTCTACACCAACTGTGCCATCGCTGTCAGTTTTGTGCTGTTTAATCACAGCATTCATCATGCCGTTGATCTTGTCAGCCAACTTCAGCTGGGCATCAAGCAGAGCTTTTTCACGGCTCATTGCCAGGTCGTTGCTGTAGCCAGTGCCTGCAATATACACATAGTCATCTGTGCTTGCAGGGGCTTTGATATACCATGCGGGTAGATCAATTGTTTGCGGAGCATCAATCTTGCCCTGTGCGGCCACTGTTTGGTCCTTGGTCACAGCAGGGGTGGGCGATGGGATCGGTTGCGACTCAGCTTGCTTTGTATTCATGCTAGAGCACCCTGCTAGAATTGTAGCAATAGTACCAGCGATTATCAGACGTTTCATTTTGTTCTCCTGTAGAGAGTAGTTAAAGACATTCGTATGTTAGCACAATATTCTACCATTTGTCAACCACACGCCAATCCGTTTGGTCACGTGCCCGACAAATAATACCCTGGTTCATATCCACTTGTTGGGCGCCTGGTCGAGATTCAATGAACCAACGGCACAGACTGCCACGAAATGGAAACAATGCTCTGTGAATCGGATGCGGTTGCACCTGGCTATCTTTCACCGTGTCACCTATATTAACTATAGGAACGCTGGTTGGGATGGCCTGATCAGTACAAATCATTTCCTGATTCATGGTAACACTGGAACCTGCTACACCAACCAAAATACTACTGCGCCCTGTGTTCAGTGCCTGGGCGCAGACTGCATTTGGGTTAGATCCAGGTGGGCCAACTGACTCACCTTCGGCAGTGTGCCATTGGCTGTCAATCAGTGCCCGGAATGTAACACGACAACGGACCTGCCTGCCTTCAGCTGGCAATAGGGTTTGCTGTAGATCTGTCATGCGTTCAATACGTGAAGCCGCACGACTGATCGCAGAACTCCTGGTGTAGCACTCAGCATGAGCGATACCAGCAGTTGCTAACAGAATGATCAGTAACCGGGACATTGTGTCCTCACTGTCCACATCAAAGTTCTAGCCCAGCTGACATCTTCTGCCGTGCCGCGGCGTTCTGCAACCGTTCTTTCCAGGCTGGCTAGATACGCACCCTGTGCCATCTGGCAGTTTACGCCAATCGGTCTAGGAGTATTTGTTGGAGCAATAGGTTGCGGGGGTGCTTGTGGAGCCTGTGTTGCACACCCACTCAGTACCAGGATCGCGGTTGCGGCAAGAAGTCGCATGGACTTAACCTTTGTATGCAGTCATAACAGATTGAAGGGCCGACCGTGCTTGGTCGGGACTAACACCAGTTTTAATAACCACGTACTTGATGGCACGTTCGGTATTAAGCTGACGATGGAACACAGCCTGGATAGCTGTGATTTCAAGATGCTGACTCATATGACTCCTTAAAAGTCTAGTTGAAGAGAACGAGGGTTTTTAGAATGCCGTTGATAACGACGCTTGCTTTCGACCACTTTGGGGCGAAACGGGGTGTCGCGACCATACAGCTCAACGCAACGGCGCTTGACTCGCGGCACTTTAACTGTAATGGTTTGCTTCATATCTTTCACCTAAATTTATAAGTTGTCGCTATTGTTACACAAATAGGTTTTGGTGTCAACCTTTTTTTGGTCGTATGCTAAACACACTGAATAGGATTGCACTGGCACCCCAGGTCTCCAGAGTGTAGGGAATATTTACCACTGGAAACAGTGTGTTGATACTCCAGATTACCAGCAGAGGGCCAATGGCGATTGCAATCAGCACCAGTAGGATAACTGCTATAAATTGCTTAGAGGTCATTCTATCTCCAAATTTATTTAACTTAGCCTCTAGTATAGCAAATGGGTTCTTTTGTGTCAACCGTAAAAAACCCTTGATTTACAAGGGTTTTTAGGTAGTACTTTTGTTAACAATTAGTAAATGTCATGGTACTGCTTGTGATTCCATTGGCGCATCAAGTGGTCCAGGTCACCAGCACTGGTTGGATGGCGGCTTGCGATCCAACGTTCAAGATCTGATGGTTGGCGGAACATTTCCTGCACCCGTTCCCACATCTCTTTAACCTTGCTCATTTTGAGTTCTCTACCAGTGCCTGGGCTTCACGATACATTCCCATGCGAGCCATGTGTGCGGCAGCACGAGCAGTCCCGTATGCATCAGCCCAATACCAGAACCTGTTTAAAAATCCACGCATGATCACTTAGCCTTTGCAGGGGTGAATGTTTTGGTAAAGGTTTCTGCGAAATCAGTGAAGTGCTTGGTATAATCTGCCTTGGCAGCTTCGGTTGCGGTCTTTACCACTTCTTTACCAACTGTGGTGAATGCGTCGGTGCCAACCTTGACTGCGGTTTTTGCAGTTTGCGCTTGTGCTTCAACGATATCAGTTAGGCTTTTTGCAACTGCTTCATTCTGGATGAATTTGATTGCTTGCTTCTGTGCGGTTGTGAATGTATCAATTAGTGTTTCTGCTGTGTTGAACATGATTTTCTCCTTATATAGACGAATGTTCGATAATGTTTGCATGACCCTACCATAGGCATCATGTTTTACATTATACATTTATTTATGCGGCACTGCAACATATCTAATGGTTTCTACTGAGATTCTGGTGAAATTAGTGACCATTTACTAAACCAGAAAAATACCGGCGTGCTACATAAAGGTTAAATAATTTACTAACCATTCAAGGAGATTCAAATGGAAATTATTATTGCGCTTGTAGTTGTGGGTGTTATCGTTGCATTTTACTTTAATCGCAAAGAGGCAACTTCTGTTGATGCAGTTGCACCCGGTGGTGCACCTTACAAGGTGCCAGAACCAGTTGTTGAACTAGAACCAGTTGTTGAACTAGAACCAGTTGTTGAACTAGAACCAGTTGTTGAACTAGAACCAGTTGTTGAAGCACCTGCTAAAAAGCCAGCTGCCAAGAAGCCGGCACCGGCTAAAAAAGCCGCACAACCCAAGAAATGAAAATTAAAGTAGCTAATACTTTTAATTTTCTAATCCCCTACAATGTGCCTATGTTACGATTAGGCAAGGTAGGGGATTGCGGAAATGCCGTTCCTGCGCAGGCACTTGCCGCCACTAATCTCATCAGCATGGGATTAGGTACTAATTGGTCGTTTGACCAAGACTGGCACACATTTAACCCCACTGGCACAATACATGGATATGACGGAACTATTTTTCCGGAAGAGTTTTCTGAAGATTTAAAAGCAGATTACAAATCTTTTTTTCGAGGAAACGTAATTCATTTTAAGGAAAATGTCGGAGTTGATAACATAGATCAAATCCTAGGCCGTGTGCAGGGCGATACTTTCCTTAAAATTGACATCGAAGGACATGAGTACACTATTATTCCAGCTGTAGGGAAAGCTCAGCATGTCATGGGCATGATTATTGAATTCCATGGACTGTCACTGGATTTTGATCCTGATAGATCAAGATTTAAATCAGCAATCAATGCATTGGCAAACTATAAAATAGTTCATGTGCATGCCAACAACTTCGGCGGCATAAGCGAAGACTCATTGCCGCACACATTGGAGATTTCATTCCTACGAAATGATCTATGTACCACCGAAGAAAAAAGGTATGATGTATATCTCAAAGGCCTAGACACACAAAATTCATTCAGCAATGAAGACTACGAGCTGATTTTTTCCGAAGATTAGATCAAAGATTTAGCTTGAGCATAAACCTGCTCACTGGCTAAATTTTTGCCCTTGGCTTCACACATGATGTCACCCCAGCTCACATGTTCCACTGCCCATTCATTCACAGCTTCGTTCCAATAAAAGTCGCTATGGGCACGTAGTTTTTGTTTCTTGTGGCCTCCTGCAACAAGTCCTGCAAGATCGGGCCTAGTTCGGGTACAATGATCCACAAGAATATCTTCCCGGCTAACAGAATAGTGCAGAACAGGACGAGTGCCGCGCCAAGAGTCAATAACACTGCGTACCCGAGGATCTGTAGTCTGGATATACTCGCCACTGTTAATCCAGTGATGATGTAGATCGAGAACAAGAGCCACATGTTTACCGACAGTAAGAGTACAATCCAATCCATTGGTCATCTCGTCATTCTCGATGGTAATAAGATTCCTAGCTTCAGGTGTGAGTCTGCCTAGAGTTCTTAGGAACTTGTCTGGCCCACCTTTACCAGACAAATGCACGTTGATTTTAAATCCATGGTCATGCCATGTAGCACCGTAGCCCATCCACCGTGCCATATCCGCGTGATATTCAAATTCTTGTATACTGCGCTCTACAATTTCGTCTGACTCTGAGGCCAGCACACAAAACTGACCAGGATGAAACGATAGTCGCACATCTAGTCTACGAGCAGTTTCACCAATAGGCGCAAAGATCCGTTCACAGTGCGCCTGTATATCAGGCTGTTGCCACCACGTGATCCAGCTGGCCTCAGTGTAGCCTTGTAGCATTTCACTGCCTAGACGTACCATTCTGCGTTCTGGCGGCAGTGTACCCACACGTTCAATCATCTTTACAGCGGCCGCCGTATTGTGATTCATGATGTCCCACTGGCGCTGTTCTGCTTCCTCAGGGTGTTCGCGCAGCCATCGCATGGTAGTTGAGCGCCCGTTCAGTTCACGGTCCACAGCATTGACTTTCATGCCACCGCACTCACTGGGGTCGTTGAGCCATTTGCATGCAAATCCAATACGTTTTTGTGTCATTGTGTGCCTTGAAGAGTTGTGACTGTAGAACAGTGTAACACAAAATAGAATTTGGTGTCAACCAGCTATTTCCAGGGGTCGTCCGATTCGAGCAGTTCATCTAGTAGTTTGCCTGCTAGATAAACAGCGCCTACAAAAAGAAAAAATACAATAATTCCCAAAACAATTTCAACTATCATAGAAACCCTCCTGTTAAATCAATTGATTATTCCAAATTTGCTCCACGCTCCGCCGCCCAAACTGACCCAACCAACTGGCTGGCCTGGGCTTGGATTTTCATTGAATGCTACTGTACCACGTGGGTGTTCGATTGCCGGAACACTCGGAGAACTAATAACGGAAACTTTGTTTATTGTTAGTTTATTAACACGCACACTGCCATCGGTTGCCAGCGTTAGGTTGTCTTGATTGTTTGCACTCAGTATCAGGTCCTGGTTGCGTGGCGTGCCAATCCAGCCTGTGTCTTTTAGGCGTTTGCCAAATCCCAGCTCTACTTCTTGATCCCATACAGTTAAGCTATTTGCAGGCTCAATGGTGCCTATGCCCACTTTGTTCTTGCCCACATACAGTTGTTCACTGAGATATGTCTCGCCAGTGGTCTGCAGATCTTTGACCTGGCCTAATCGTGTGATGTTGGTGTCATAGATACCATAGTTGAGTTTGTTGCCAGTGATAATCTCAACTCCATTCAAAGTGATGCGACTGAGATCTAATCCTTCTTCTCGAATCTTGGCAAAGATTACACTACTGTAATCTCCAAAGAAAGCCGAGTCCATGCTTTCTTTAACACCAGCCACTGCACTGTTAATGATGCTGGTGTAGAACTTTGAGCTAGGGGGTACGTTGCCTTGTATGAGAATATCGCCTTCGAGCACAGTGGTACCTCGAACTTCAAGGCCCAGGGTGATCATGCGATTCTCAACTATTACGCCTTCGTCTATCAAGGTCATCTGTACCTTGCTACTGCGATCATCAATACCAGTGCTACCAAAGTTCTGTATGATTCCACCATTGATATTGTCACCAGTTATTTGTAATCCTGTGGTATTAATTGCTCGAGCAGAAATACTTTGTTCTGGAAAATTCTGAGTATCCATGCGTCGACCAATTTCAGCAGTCACTAACTCTCGCATCACATGCGACACATCTATGTTCTGTAAATGGTTGAGTATTTTATCTTTGCTGAGACGACTACATTCAGTACTGATGTTGTCAACCAATATATCGGTCACTGCATCCAGCCTTTGTTCAACGTTTGTTTTGTTGATTTCGAGTCCAGCAATCAAGCCGTCCAGTTTAACACTGGCAAGCCAGTTGAGTTTTTTTTCATAGTCAAAATTAACTAATTTTTGTTCTAAAAAAGAATCAACTGCACTTTCAACTCGTTTTTCCAAACGAGACTCAATGCCTCTTACTAGATTTTCTACTATGCTGTCTACTTGTTGAGTTACGTCCATTTTATCCAAATTTGATTGATATTACATGCTCGTAGTTTTTCCTAATCAGGCTTTTGTACAAGAGATTCTTGTGAACTAGAAAATCTCTTGCGCCCGCATCATATCCAAACTTGGCACACTGCTTGAAAAACATATGGCGACAACGGAAACATGAACTTACTGCTAGAGATGAGCCGGTGATTTCGTACACAGTCCTGCTCCAGGCATTTCTATCCACGTCATTATAATCATGGTGCTCTAGGTATATCCTAGTTTCTAGATCATTTTTAATCACTGCTGGCGTACTAAATTCTCTGTCTTTGAATTCTTGATTTTTGTAGTCACGTAATGTAGTTATCATGATCCGCTTGGTCACGTTACAAATCATATCAAACTTTGATTTTTGATCTGCTTCACTGCTGACAAAAGTAAAGTACTCTTCAAGTGCAATCACAGCATCAAATTGTTTGCCGTAATTGAACAGATCTTCAATAGGCACGACTTCAAACTTTATACCATTGGCAAGCAGCCAGTCACTGGCAGTTGCGCTAATTTCTGCTAGGTATATCCGATCAGCTGGACACTGTAGTATTGCAGGATTAAAGCCAACAAACAGCACGGACTTTGGTACCACGCCGTGATGATCGTAAACAGAGCTTAATATACCCTGTTTACGATTTGTTATTTCTTGTTGCTTGTTACTGAATACAAATGCCCCAAATCCAATATCAGAGTACTCTAAAAACTCCATCACGATTTCCTTGTTGCAAGTATTTATTTGGATCCTGTTAAAACACCAGCTACCCATAAATATGTACATAATAAAAGCAATATTGAAGGAGCTCGCGAAGTGGATCCAATCACCATAGGTCTTGCATTCGCCGCCGCACAATCCGCAGTTGGCCATATAAAGCAAGCCATTGCGCTTGGCAAAGATATCAACAGCTTGGTAGGCCAGTTTAGCAAATTCTTCGAATCGTCGGATTCCATCCATCGCGAACGGATAAAGTTAAAGGCCAAAGCCAATATACTGGGCAAAACAGATGCAGAACTAGGACACGAAGCCTTGCAAATTGCCATGCACAGTGATGCTCTGCGTCAAGCAGAGCGTGATCTCAAAGACATGATTCTTTGGCAGTTGGGCAAGCCGCAGATCTGGGAACAAATGATTGCTGAGCGTAATAGATTGTTCAAGGCACGTGCAGACGCACAACGTGCAGAAGAAGAACGTGAATTGGCACACAAGAAAAAAGTGGCCGATCAGTTTATTTTCGGCATGTATTTCCTAGCAGGGTCAGTGATTGTGTTTGCAATTGCCATGGGCGGCATTGGCATTTACGGCCAGATGGAAGAAAAAAGAATATATGAAGAAAAAGTTGCCAAGAGACTTCTGGTCATTCGCCAGCAACAAAAAGAACGTGAAGCTCGTGAAAAGAAAGAACGAGAAGATTATGCTAAAAATTAAAGGATAAGTCATGTACTTCAACATTGTCATCACAACCAACGATCTAATATTCTTTTTATGCATGATACCGTTCCTAATGGTGTTTGGTGTTATGTTCAAAGACTGGTACAATGATAAAGACAGGTATTGACTCACTATGTTTGAATGGATCTTAGTACTCGCTCTTGCCAAAGAACCAGATGTCAAAAAATGGTCAGAGTGGCAGTGTGTCCGATGGACCTGGACCGGAGATGTATACCATCGTCGAGTGATTTGTGTGGAGTGGGCTAAGAAAGATTGTTCTAATAGATTGTATCCGGAAATATGTAAAAGGGGTGGGTAGATAATGGATCCGTTAACACTCTTTGCCTTGGCCAACGGGGCTGTATCCGCTGTCAAGGCTGGCTGTAAACTCTACAAAGACATCAAGAGTGCCGCTGGTGATGTAAATGATGTTCTCAAAGACCTTGATAAACAATTCCACAAAATATATGACACCAAGCCCGGCGGTGCTCCTTCTGCGGCCGTCAAACAGCTCAACGAAGAAAAAGCACGAGTCAAAGAGCTGAATAAAAAAGCCAATTCAGATGAACATACTGGTATCTATCAAGAAATTGGTGAACACCTGGGCGCATATTATGACAATCTCTACAAGTGCCTGGCAGTGTTTGAGAATGAAGAACGACGTAGCAAGACTGAAATTTACACAGGTGATGCCAGCCTGGGCAAACGTGCGCTACAACGTGTGCTGATGAAAAAGCAACTGGAACAGATGGGCACTGAGTTACGTGAGATAATGATCTACCAAAGCCCGCCCGAATTGGGTGCATTGTACACCGAAGTTGAGGAAATGATGAAGAAGCTGGGCGTGGAACAAAAAGCCCTTATCAACCGACAGATCAACATTGAGCATGCCGCATCAGTCCGGCGTGCCAGACAAATAGCAATACTTAAAAACAGACTCTACGGCGTTGGCGGCATACTTGTGGTATTGTTATTTTGGATTTTTTGCATGTGGTGGGTGGCGGAAAAACGCATACAAGACTATCCTGAATATGGCACCGGCTTTTTCCCGCGCCTGGTGTCTGACCATGATCTTATTGTGGCAGAAAGAAATAAAAAATACTGGGATGCAAAAGCCGCTGAATATCGCAATCGTCAAAATACACGATAAGAACAAACAGTGTAATAAGAAAATTTAATCTATTATAAGCCAGTACCAGTTGCCCCAACGACGCACTTCCTTGGGTTCATCATCTGGAGTTAAGTCGTCAATCTGGCTTAAAAATTCTGCTTCGGGTATACGTGTTTGCGTGTTTTTACTTCCCAGTACCACAACAACTCTACGACCCCGATCAGTGTCCATTAGCATCACAATGCACCCACCACTTTTAGTAGTCCATCCTGTTTTACTAACCTGTATCATGTGTTTGTCGCCAATCAGTGGATTGGTGTTACGACCCCGAAACCAATGTTTTTTGATTTTAACTTTAACCTGACTCAGCTGGCTGGCAGCAACTATTTCAGGATATTTTATTGATTCTAGTGCCAGTTTTATTAAATCTGTTGCTGTGCTAACATTACGATCATCTAGTCCAGTTGGATCAAACATTTTAGTTTGTGACATTCCCAGTGCTGCTACCTTATGATTCATTGCAACAATACATTTACTATAACCGCCGGGAAAAGTATCACATAATAACTTTGCGGCTCGGTTGTCACTGCGTACTATTGCTAATTCAATCAACTGACGACGAGTACTTTCATCGTAAGGTGTTGAAATTTCTTTTGTTTTTTTCTTCCGTGTTGTTTTTGTTTTGATAGACAACGGAGTATCCAATGGTGCGCGGCTGTCTAATACTGTTATCACCGTGACCAATTTAGTTATGCTGGCCACACTGCGTACTGCGCTGGTATTTTCGCCAGCAATAACTTTGCCTTCACTGTTTGCTACCAGCCAGCTTTTAGCAGTGACTGGTTGTGCATCAATCAGTGATGAGAAGACTAGGACTAATATACATAGCAATACACGCATGACGGATCCAATTTAGTTGAAATACTTATGCAATCGTTGTGTGTTTGGTTCTAGTCCGCGGTCTCTTAATCTGCTGACAACTTTTTCTAATTGTTCAGTTGTAAGGTCATCCCACGCACGATGGTTAATTGACATCCAGGCCAAAAATATAGTATCATGGTCTAGCATGGATAAAAACTGTGTTACTTCATTAGAAAAGTTAGCTGAGTCGCGCAAATAAGCCACTGCCCAATCCTTGGCCTTATAATGAAATTTATCAAACCCACCCTGCTTGTGTACCCAATGATGATACAACATGTATTCACTCTTGCCCGACAGGCTATGGAACCATTTTGAAAAATTACGAAGTCCACCATTGTACGCTATCAATTCTTTCACTAGATTGGTATGTAAAAATATTGGTGTACAATGAGACATAGTATCATCAGCTGGGTCTGCTATTTCAACGTCAAGAGCTTGTTTGTAGGTATTCCAGGTCTGCATGGGCATCACGAACCCACCTGTTCGATATGGTACTTTATTATCTTTTATTGGAAAAACTTTGTATCGCCATTTTTTGTATAAAAAATTCTGGGTATCCAGTGACAGGTATGCAGTTGAATTTAGCTTTTCAGCAATGGCTAACTTTAATATCTGTTGGTCGTCCCATCCGCCCCATTTTCCAGCTTTGTCGGATGCAGTTAAAAAATCAAAATCATCATGATACAGTACTGTTAGATTGTGTCTATCATACAAATGTCTTATCTGCAGATTAAATATCTGCGTCCATGACTGCGGATATTTTTCATTGACAATGATATAGATATCTGTGGGATCTGCCAGGTGCTCTCTCATGCTTTGAGCCTGTAGCTCTAGCATGGGCCAGTGACGAAAGCAGGTTACTACCACCAGTGGAAAATTTTCAAATTGCAAATTCATGCATGTATTTAATGTTATCTATTTAGAGGATTTAGGTTTGCTTGAGGTTTGTTTGGCTTCTTCCATTGCACGGTCACTTGCTGGACTGCTACGATATGGTTGAGTATGATGCTTGGGTAAGGGTGGGTGTTTTGGAGGTTTGTGTTTGAACCAACTCATCTATTGCTCCTTTTGTTAATCTATTTAATTATTATATATCCTATGGACAATCCTATACAAAAACTCACAGTTGATGAAAATAAAGTTGTCACAGCAAAGTACAAGTTGTTTTCTACTATGTCAATGAGTTTGAATGGTGGATCCAGTACATGTTCAGCATGAACATGTACTGGTATGGGATGAAATATCTCCCAGATTTCTGTATATGATTTATTGCTAGGATCAGTTAGTATTGCTTCACCGCCCTCAATCTTAACCAATGCAAATTCATTGACATTGAATAAAGATTCTTTTATTGGGTAGATTTCTTTACCATCCACTGACAAAAACAATCCTTTTGTGTTCGACTGTATTCGGTGTGTTTTCATGATTTTCTTCTTCCTCTTCCCAATGTATTTACATCAGTTTTGGGCTCTGCGTTGACCTTTTAATCCAGCATTTTTTAATATGCTAGACAATTCTGTAGATTCATCGAGATTAATTGGTTTCCCACCAATGGTGACTCGAATTACCCTATCTGCTGCCCGAGCAGGAAGTTCTTTTTTTATATCAGCTATTGCTTGTTCGATCTTGGATCGAAGTTGTCCGGCAAGAACTTGTCGTTGATCAAACGATATACTGGATTGTACATCATATGGATTTTTTGGATTCACTGCTGATATAACCACTTCGTTAGCATCTCTGTCAGCTTTACCTTTTTTCCACTCAGCATCTTTTTCCTGTTGGGCCCGTGCCGCGGCATTGCCTTCTGGAGAATTGTCCCAGCGTTCCATATCCTTTTTATATTCAGCATAGATATCGTTAGCAACATTAAATCCTTGATCTTCAAGATATCCAGTTATGTCATCTTGAATAAAGTCATCAATGCTCATGTATGCTTCTCTACCGGCTTCCATGCCTTTGCTCAAAAATGCTTTTGCTATTTGATCTATGTCAGCGGCGTCGCTGTCATTTTGTGATGTTGAGTCAGATCTAACATCAACACCATCGGCACTGATGTCTGAGTTGCCGTCAGCATATAAATCTGCAAATTTTTGTATTGCTACACCGTAGGCGTATGGGCTGTTGCTGTCATCACCGCCCGGGGCAAATTCATTTAAATCCCTTGCAAAATTTTGCTCTGCTTCATTAACGTATTCTTTGAAAGTTTTCATGATATCAAAAACTCTGTACTATACTGGAGTACCAAACATGGATTCAGCGTTAGTGCCTACTCCTAGTACACATGCAACCTGTTTGTTGTATTTGATCAAAGTCCAGGTGTTCTGTTTGGTGTTTTCAAACAACATAAACCTTGAACCGTCTCCAACGTCTTGTCCGGCCCAGACTGGTCTCTCACCGAATTTTTGTGTGATGCTTTCCAGCACCGTTTCAAGTTTGTCGCACAGTGATGGGTGCTGGTATTGAAATGCCTGGGCGTTGGCTACGCTGTGTAAGCAGAATAGGAACGCCATCATTAGCTTGTGCATAATGGCTCCTTAAAACAGTATTTATAGAAATTGACCTGTTTTGTAAGCCGCTATCGCTATTGTTCAGTCAGGTTCTCAGATATTGAGAATCTTGTACTACCAGTATCAGTACAACGAGACATTATGATTTCATAAAAACTATCTAGCTCGCCGCCAAATTTTCCTAAAAGATCCGGAATAATACTCATGCAAGTATCAGTCTGATTATCTCTTATTGCAGATACCAGCTGTTCGTGCAAGGATACATTGTATTCTAGTGTGGCCATTTCCATTGCAATATGTTCAACTGGCACTACACAAAATGCCTCTAAGGTCTGGTCATTTACTGTGATTGCTTCCAGTTCAAGTACTGTGTACTTTTCACGCAGTTGATCTGCGGTAACTCTATTAAACACTATTTGCATTACATTCTCTCCACTTTCCAGTTTTTGGCAGCACTGTCTTGGACTTTTTGAAGTTGTTCTGTTGCCAGTTGTTCAACACAGGCTTTTATGTGTTCTAGTTTGGTATCTTTGATTTCTTGTATGTCTTCTTCAATGAAACGAACTTTCATTGCCAGAGCACGTAGTTCACTCATTAGTTCTTGGAATTGTTCATCACTCATGCGTGGGATCTTTCTCGGGGATTGGGTACTCTTGCTTGTTTGTATATATGCTGAACACCAAGTGCTTGATAATAACAGTCCATTAGAGCATTGTGTGCGGCTTTACGATCTTTTTCTCGTGGATCGCCGTGTGTGCCAAACAGTGTACGGCTGTCACGAATCTGCCAGAACTGCCAGGGTGTGGGCTTGCTCAGCTGGCGATATAAATTTTCAAGTATAACAATGTCAAATGCAGGACCCTGACACCAGATGTTTTCTACCCCAACCAAGAACTTGTTGAGATCACGAGTCATAGTATCAAGGCTAACACGATTGCTTTCGCCAAGAGCTTCTTCACGCACAGATTCTTCTTGCTTGCCCCACCACTCAATTGTGGATTCTAGTACATGTCGATCCAGCACAAGTTGTTCGTCAACATTCACACGATGGTACAAACCATTCTCAGTTTCTACATCATTGCCCCATGGATCAAACTTAACAGCACCAATGGTAAGTATCACACTCTCAGGGCGTGTGCTCAGAGTTTCTAGGTCCAGCATTACATCAGCCATATTAAGCCTCTGGCTCTAGTTTAACTTGAAGTGGAAATCCGTTGTTACGGGCCAGCACCGTGACTTCGATGCCTTTTTGTTCTGCTAACTCATATGGAAGAACAGCAACCACGCCAGATCCTTCTTGATGGATCTGCATGGTTAGATTTTGTGCGCGATCTTCTTCATATTCAAATACATTTTTTAGAACCTCAACAATAAATTCCATGGTGGTAATTTCATCATTGATAAAGAGTACCTTAAACATGCGAGGTTCATGAATGTTTAGTTTTGGTTCAATTTTAAGATTGTTTTGTGTTTTAGTAAGTGTCTCTGCCATTTTATCCTCGCTATAGTAGACTGCTGTTGTAGCAGTCTACATTATACTACATTAGAGTTTATTTTGCAAACGTAATGGCAATTTTCTTAGGCTTGTCTTCTTCTGGAACGATGTGTTCCAAAGACACAGTAAGAATACCATTTTTCACAGTGGCTCCACGAACTTCCATGTTATCGCCCAGTGGCCATGTGCGCTCAAAATTGCGTCCACTGATGCCACGATGTAGATATTCTTCATCACCATCATCGCGTCTGCGTTCGCCACGCACGGTCAGCATACGACCTTCAAGAGCCACATCCAGTTCTTCTTCTGCAAAGCCGGCCACAGCTACTTCAATTCGAAATAGGTTATCGCCTGTGCGTATTACATTGTGGGGTGGATAGTTGTCCTGTTTGGCTGCTGTTGTGAAAGTACGATTGAGTTCTTCAAACAGTTGATCGTAGCCGATAAAGCGACGATGCAGGGCAGGAATGTCTAATAGATAGGTTGTCATTTTATTTCTCCTTTAAGCAAATATGACTGCAAGACCCCGGAGGCATCTTACAAATATATTTATACGCTCTATTCCAGGAGTTGTCAAGATCTGCCATGTCCGTCTGGATAGATAACGGTGTATTGTGTCCAATATTGGTTATCTGGGTTCCAGCTAAGTTGGAAAAAAGAATAATCTTTTTCAGACTCTAGAGATAGCCTTAGGGTATATTTTACTATTTTTGTCTTGTAACTGATGTTGTATTTTTTTGCCCACGTTTCGATGTTGTGATGCAAAGATAGAGACGAATAACCTGCGGCCATTCCGCCTGCACCAGATGACAACAGGAATTCAATATACATCAGTATAGTTTTTTAGGCAATGCTTCTGCTTCGAGTTTTTTCTGCCAACGTCGACGAGCTTGGCTTTTTGCTTTTTTACGAGCAGCAGTGGGTTTTTCGTAAAACTCTCGTTCACGTAGTTCTTGAAGCAGACCGCTGTCTTGGACTTTCTTTTTAAACTTGCGCAGAGCTTTGTCAACTTGGTCGTTGACTACAAAAACTCTGTTGCCAGGCGCTATTGGTCTGTTTTTATCTTTGATCATTTAATATATTCCGGTTCCTGTTGGTTTGTAATTACTTCGCTATTGATGCGTATTTTACTTATACCTTGACGCTTTAGTGTATGTAAAGAATACATGGTTTTCATCAACACTTGGTCAATGATGCTTTTGAGTCCACGAGCGCCAATATCTCGCTCTACTGCGGTTTGAGCTATTGCTAATATTGCTGTGTCTTCAAATTCTAATTCTATGTCATCCGTAGAAAAATACCATTTGGTTTGTTCTATTAGATTGTTTTTGGGTTCTACCAGTATCCGAGCCAGATCTTCTAGCGTCAGAGGATTGATTTTAACTGTGACAGGAAATCTTCCAACAAACTCTGGTATCATTCCAAATTTTATAAAATCTTCTGGCAAGGTAGTTTTTGTTTTATGGTCAGCTGATCTAGCTTGTGTTGTGAAACCCATACCAGAATAATTTTGTCTTTCGTCGAGAATTTTTTCCAGCCCTTCAAAACTGCCACCAGCAATGAACAAGATGTTGCTGGTATCAATTTCTACTGTGTCCAGTGCAGGATGCTTCTTGGTAGTGTTTACACTAACAGTGCATTTTGTGCCTTCTACTAATTTGAGCAGGGCTTGTTGTACACCTTCGCCGCCAACATCTCGATGCAGGCTTGCGCTCTCGCTCTTGCGACCAATCTTGTCTATTTCATCAATAAAGATAATTCCTTGTTGGCATTTTTCAACATCATTATCGGCAGCACTTAACAGTCTTGAAATTACACTTTCAACATCATCACCGACATAGCCTGCTTGTGTGAGGGTGGTAGCATCTGCAATCACAAATGGCACATTAAGATATCGTGCTACAGTTTTTGCCAGCAGTGTTTTACCAGATCCTGTTGTGCCGTGAAATAACAAATTACTTTTTTCTATTTCAATACTGGGTTGAAAGAACACTCGCTTGTAATGATTTACCACTGCAACAGATAGTGCAGTCTTTGCGTCCTCTTGGCCAATCACATATTCATCAAGGTACTTTTTTATTTTAACAGGGTCAAGAGATTTGGCTATTTTTTTATCTGACTGTAGATTCTTAATACGTTCTTTGCTTAAGATGTCTCCGCAGAACTCAATGCATTCATTACAGATGCCTGCATCGTTGGCCACAATCAGCTTGTCTACTTCGTTGCGATTTTTGCCGCAGAAGTTACACAGCACGTGAGTGATATTGTCTGTCATTGATTTTTAAAGTATTCGATTAGGTCTGCTATTTGTCTGGTGTTGCCTAGATAACGATGCGGGCCATAGTACCAGGTTCTTGAATCTTTGATCAGTTTGTTTTTTGTTGGTGTACAAGCACTGTCTTGAGTATTGATAATAATCACATGAGCTAGACCAATCGCAGACTCTAGCCATTCAGGCTCCATCATGACATCTGTGTACACATAGATGTTATAGGTTTTTGCAGTGTTTTGCAACCATAGAGACAGTGTATCAACATCGTTCCAGTCTGGGTCAATAATCAGTATCTGCGTGGTCTCATCGTTGATGAAATCGGGTGGTGTGATTATGTTACTATGCATCTGGCGGGCTTTTTAGATAATCAGCCACCTGTTGTCTTTCGGTGTCATTGAGATCGTCTGGATCATATTCTCCACGTTGTAGTTTTTCAACTAACAATTTTATATATGCCTGATCATAGGCATAACGATCGGTTTGTGCTTTGTCAGTTTCGATCCACTTCACACCATTCCATTTGTACAAACGGCTTGGCAGGTAGTCTACTCTCAGAAACATATCGCCCTTTTTCTGATTCTTGGGAAACTCAGTACCAAAACTTGCCTGTGTGTCTGGTACTGGATCACTGTCGGGACGAACTGCCATTTCCGGAAATAGTGTATTAAAGGCCTGCAGGTTATAGGACTTGTCCTGATATCTAACTGTGTTGTCGCGAGTTATCACTGGAGGCGAAAGCTCTTGTTCGAGAGGGCCATCTACTGTGGCTTGAACGGTGTTTAGCGCATTCAGCTCTTGAATTTTATCATGCGCAAGTTGTATTGCTTCACGCAGGTCTTGTTCAAGTTGCGTGATCCATTCTTGTTGTTGTGTGGCCTGTGTTTCAAGTTCAGTTACACGGCCACGTAGTATGTCTGTTTCTTCTTCACTTACAGTGAGCATGCTTTCGCTGGCATATAGTCCGGTCACGGTCTGCTCTAGTTCTTCAGCAATTGATGCTCTTGCGGCATGAGCTTGATCAAGTTCTCGCTGTACACTGTCACGTTCGGCTGTAATACCAATCAATGCCTCTATCAAATCGTCTCGTTCTTTTTCTACTGCTTTGATTTCCTGCGCCTGTGCCGCAATGGTATCAAGGTCAGGATCTTCTGATTCAATTTCTGCTAACTTGGCATTTGCCTCTTCTACTGTGCGAGCATCTTGATCTGCATCTAGTCCACGTGCAATCAGCTGGCCACGCATGAAGAATTCTTCAAGTTCTTTTTGTTCCTGTGCTCTGCGCTGTTCTTCTAGTGCGCCCAGTATGTTGTCAAACACATCACATTCTTTGTTAGGACAGCATGGTCCAACGCCAGGAGCATCAATGATCTGCGTGTTGCATTTGGGACAGTGTGCAGGTTCTTCCACGACAGGCTCAGTAGGGGTGGCCTCAGCAGTGACTTTCTCAACTGTGGGTTCAGCGTCCTCTACCGCAGGAGTGACCACTGCTGGCTTTTCTTCTACAGGCCGATCTTCTTCATCATGTATCCAACCGCCTTTGCCTTGACGAGCCCATTCCAGTTGCTTGTTGGCGGCAAGAATAAGAGTGAGTGCCAGTGGGTCAAACACCACAACAATCAGGATGATCACCCAACGCACAGCGGCTTCCAGCATGTTCTGGCTGGCCGCATCTCCGTAGATTAGTGCCGCAATGTATTTGATTGGTCCTACTTCAGCTTCAATCTTGCGGAACTCTGCCCGTAGTGGTGCGGCCTCCGCACTAATGGCAGTGATAGTTTTCTGTTCGGCCTGGATCTCAGACTGAAGTCTGACACGTTCTTTTTGCTGTGAGCGACGGATTTGTACAGCCTTATCCGCACCTTTTTCATCCGTGCTTCGACCCATAACCTGGTCCACTGCCTCATCCAGTTGTTTAAGCGCCCGACGGTTCGCATCAATATTGTCCTTGGAGATTTTGATTTTTTCGTCGAAGATGGCAACCCGGGCCATGGCGTCACCTGACACTAGACTTTGGTCACCGTGGGCCTTTGCAAGGAAGCCATAGATGCCCATGCTGGTCAGTAGCATGAGGAATATGATAGCAGGAATGAGATATAGTTTGAATGCAATACCGACCCGACGCCAGTTGTTGTGAAGCCAAACTGTGGCAACAATTTTACCAGCTTCCAGCGCACCACCCATGATCATCACAGGCACAACAGCAGCCGCAAAGATAGCAGTGAGACCCACAACTGAGTACCAGGCGGCAATTGCCGAAATCATCACAGAGATGAGTAGGATGAAGTAGCCAAATATCATAGTTTGTATTTACCTAGAAGTTTACTGTCTAAGTTTACTAGACTATTTGGAAAAATGCAAGAAGTTTGGTTGTCTAAGGTGTTGAGTTACGTTTGGCCAAAAACATATGGCTTATTCGCACAGCACTCCAAGTGCTGGTAGCAGTGCTACCAGTATTGGCATGTTAGAATCCTATTCCGCCTAGCTCAGCAATGCTAATATTGCCAGCTGTGCTGACCTGTATGAATGATATCTTGCTACTTGCATTTACCGCAAAAAATTCTGTAGCACCTGCTGTCATCAGTGTGGCATTGGCTGTGTATGCAACATTAGCTAATGCTATCCAGGTATCTGCGGTTACCGCTAATCGTGCAATTGAAGCCGTGGCCGAAAGTGTTACATTTGCACTGTTTCCACTGGTCACGCTGTTGTATGTTTTAGCAGGTACTGTTACATGCGCACCTTTTCTAGTTGTGATTGTTGACATAATTTGTCCTTTTATACTTATAGGGTATTTACCTGCTTAGCCAATAACATGTTGCCTGTTGTTTTGTAGTGTGCTGGTAGGAATCGCTGGCTCCGCAGGTGGAGGCAGTTCTTCCACCTCTGGTTCCGGAACTACTTCTACCACTGGTTCGGGCTCTGGTTCTGGCACTTTAGGTGCCCATAGATCTGCGGGCATTTCGTGTATTGTAGGTGGCACCCAGTTTTCCGGCTTGGTCCAGATCCAGGATCCAGGATCAGTGTGTTTTCCAATACCATCAGTGATTGTGAGCAGTACCCAGTCTTGGCCAAATGCTTCTCTGACCGCACGTTCCACGCCAGGATAATGCTTGTCGCAATCGTCGCCGCACAGGAACCCGCCTGGTTTTAGTTTTGGTGCCCAGGCCATGATGCTGTTGATCACGCTTTCGTACAAGTGATCGTCATCAATAGTTACCATGTCTAGGCTGTTGTCTTCAAACTGTGCGGCAGCATCAACACTGTTGGATCTAATGATATTCATGTGCTCTGCTACCGGTGCAAGATTTCGCTTGAAATCATCAAACACTTTATCGTCACGGATTTCTCGTGCCACCTGACCATTTTGATAATAGCTTTCTAAACAGCCCTTCCAGTGATCCACTGCATGCAGTCGAAAAACTTTACCATGCTGGATCAGGGTAACTGCCAAGAATGCAGTACTGCGACCTTTCCAGCAGCCTACTTCGACAACCACACAGTGTGATGGTAGTTTTGGTACTAGGTGGGTATAGAGTGGTATTAGATAGTGACTCCATCCATCTATGTGACTGTAAAAATGTTCCATTGGTTTAATCTGTGGTGATTGTTTTCCACACTGTGCCATTGTAGAATTTCAGCGTGTGGCTGGCACTGTCGTAGTACACGGTGCCTTCGTCTGGGCCACTTGGAGCAGTGCCGGGTATCAGCTTCATGAATGTGCCAATGCTGGTGGATCCAGTCGTAACCAGGTTGCCGCCAGCATTGACATTTCCACGTATGCCGACACCACCCCATACTTGCACCACGCCGGTAGAAGTTGACGTACTTGCGGTGTTTGCAAACACCCCCAAGAATTCGTTAACGATCATTCCGCTCGTGTTTGGATAAGCATTTGCATTAATTGTCATATTTTTCTGTTGTTTATAACGTATTTACCACCTGCATTTTGTGCAAAAATGTTGCAAAAAAGCAACATTTTACCAGGTTAAAAAACTGTTGCTAAAGTACTACTTTTTAGCCCTGCAAAATCAACAGGTTAGCGGGCACTAACCTAGCAAAATAGCCCTGAAAACGGTTGACCAAAAAGCCCATTTCGGCTATAATAATAACATGAACTTAGAAAAGCCCACCCGCAAAAGACGCCAAGATACTAACCATGCTGTGTACTGTATCACCAATACAGTGACAGGTGAGCAGTACATTGGTATTACCGTGTGTGCTGGTAACGTTCGCCGGGCGCTCAAAGTGCGCATCCAAAAACACGTTCGTCGTGCGGTAACAGAAAACAAAGATTGGAACTTGTGCAAGAGCATTCGTGAACACGGTACACTTGCACACACATACGGTCTTGTTGAAATTGTGCGTGGACGCAAGCCTGCTCATGCACGTGAGCGTGAACTGATCCGTACTTACAACCCTGCACTGAACTCACACTAAGGAGACATCATGTTTGCAATAGACACAAAAAAGATAGCCGAAAAGTTCACACGCCATGGCGGTGCATTTGATCGTGGCAGTGCAGACAGCTACTACCACCGCAGTCCTAGTCCGCATTTCTTTGCAGGCGACACCTATGCAAACTGGCCAATCGTGGCTGAGCTCGGTACCGCTGAATACGAAGCCTACATGGCAGGCTATGAATACAACGAAGCACACGGTGACAAAAAGGACTGGGGTTAATATGGCTTATACCGTTTTCAAACACAACCAAGAGTATGGCCCTCGCAAAGGGCTAGAAGGTCCGTTCCATTATGCCAACGGACGAGTGCTCTACTACGATGCTCGGGCAGGTGAGTACTGGGATCCACGCACCGACTTCTATGTCGAGCGCGAGGAAGTTGACATGCTACATTGCATGACCGTTGAACTACTGAAAGCCTAACATGAAAGCATTCCTTGAAGTCACCGAGTGGCCGGACAAGTCTGTTGCAAACTGCAATCATGTGTACTGGATGGATGACAGCAAAGACAAGATGTTTGCCTATGCAAAGTTTGGCAACCCTGCAGAAACTCAAACATTCAAAAACCCAATTCGCATTGACACCCGTGGTCGCAAGTTTGAAGAAGTGCGCAATATCTACAAATGGACAGTGTCGGGTGCGGTTATTACTGCAAACCCAACCTGGACTGTTACAGGCACCAAGGGCGATAAGTATACAGTAGAGAAGGATGGCTCAGTGTACAACTGCACCTGCTCTGGTTTTAAGTTTCGCGGCGCATGCCGTCACATTGAGGAGATAGAAAATGGACATTGAAATTCACGGGTTGTCACCTAAACAAATGGCACTGGCAGATATCATGTGGGACCTACAGGAACGTGAAAGTGTAGAGGCATTCATTGCTACCCTGCCGCCTGCGCAACAACAGGATTGTTGTACTATAATTGAACTCATGCAGTTGGCGTTCGCAGACGAGATCGAAGATACCACAGAAGCAAAAGAATTACTTGCACAGTTCTAAACTGTAACAAAACAAAAAGCCCACTTTAAGTGGGCTTTTTTATGACCTAGTGTAGTGTGTCACTGCAATCGTCAGTTGCTACGGTATTGATATCCTTGATCCCTAGCAATTTTAATATCTTCTTGACCAATGGCGGAGGGTCAAGATAAAATTCATCCGGTGTAAACAGGTGTTTTAGTTCGCCGTCTGCACTGATAATAAAACCGTAGTCTTGACTATCCAGTTCCATTTCTTCTACTACCAGCTCTTCCTCTTCTAGTTCAACTTCTGTAACAACCTGGGAATTTTTGCTCATGTTCAACGGCCTCCAATCACCGTACAAGTATTTATTTGAATAACATGAGTCCCATTAAAGAGCATTGAACAATAAAGCCTATGCCAATGGTTAATGTGTTAAGACGATCACGGAGCATCACTGCTTTGATGAACAGTAGGCCAAGTGCGCCCCAACAAAACATCACCATGTCTACAGGTGGCATCTTGTCTGTTAGCCCTGCCATCGCAGCCAACAGTGTTGGAATAATACTAAAGTGGATGAACATTGCAGCCATCCATCCTAGTGTTTCAGCACTGATTGTTACAACATGCTCTTTGATCCAAACTGTTACATCAGCTCGGACTGTGTCAAGTGTGATTTTTTTCATGAAGATCCTTTAGCAGAACGGTTGGAATAAAATATGTGACGACCAATCTTGGCAACTTTTTCTTTGCCCCAGCCTGGATTCACATAGTCAGCGTGATAATACATGGCTGTCTTCAATCCGTCAAGTCTAAAGTTTTCCAGTAGAACTTTTTTAGCCACGGCCATACTTTCGTTATAGGCAGCAGGATACATTGGCTTTATCTTACCGGGCTGTTCACAGTACCAGCTGAACTGGCAGATCACCCTTGAGTAAATAACGCTTTTCTGATAGATCACGCCACAGATGTCGCTAGGAAAGTCACCGCTGTTGGCACGGTTGATTGTTACTTGTGCCACAGCAACTTTTCCTTCGAAGCTTTCATAACCTGCTTCGTAATAGATATTTTTAGCCAAGCATGCCAGCTGACGCTCGCGAGTGGCGGTTGTTACATAACTAATTTCGGTCATGTTATTTGCGTTGCGCAGATGTTGCATTTTTGCCTGGGTAACTTTAGTTACCATGATAATGCAAAAAATAAATGCTACGCTTCCGATTATTAATTTCGTTGCAATTGGAATATACTTTTTCCAAAGTTCATTGGTTAGAGTCATTTTGTTTCTCCTTAGTTTCAGATGGTAGTGATATTTAAGAACACAGGATCATGTTAATAGTACACTATAAGTCTGGCTGTGTCAACTTAAATACGGCTTATGCTCATAATACAAGCCGTTAATGGCAATTATACTGGGTTATAACTGCCAATAAGTGTTATGTTTATGCCACGGGATAACCACGGCTCACATAATATTGATTGTTGTATCCATAAAGTTCTGCATTTCGAATCGCATCACTTTCAATTAATTGTTGAGCTCTTGCATCAGCAATCACATTTTCTCGTTGTTGGATCGTCAACGTTGTTTGCCCAGATTCAAATTGATATTTTTTTGCATTGGAAGCAACATCAGGAATTCCAATATTTTTAGTACCAATTGTTTGAAGTATACTGTCATTTTGTCCTTGTATCAAGCAGGCCTTTACTGCTTCGCCATACCTGTCAGCAGTTGTCATGTCAATCAACATATTTTTAATTCCAGAATTGTGATAGTCTACTCCAAAATTTGGAAAACTGATAATGGTTGTTATGATACTATTGTTTCCTGGCACAGTTGAGTATATGTCTAGTCCAGTTTTACTACAGTTAACGATTTCCAGTTCAATTTGATCAATACAGTTTGATATTGCAATGTTAGTTGACGCAATGTTTTGTTTATAGTCTGCAACAGCGGCCAGTGAATCAATTGCGGCTATCAACGCAGATTCTTCTGCTGTGGCACTTAGATCTGCGGCATACTTATCGTACACTGCATCGACAGCTGATATCAATGCCAATCCTTCAGTGGTTGACGAAAGTTTAGATGCAATCAATGCTATAGTGTCCAGAGAATCTAAATGCACATACCCCGACGGAGTTCCAATTAATTCTTGTATTTTACACGAAGAAAAATCTCCCGTACCAGATGGCACCGAGTTTCGAATAACTGCTATATCAGCTGTTGGCACTGGTCTGGTTAGATTTGCTAAATTGTCATGTTCAGGAACATTAATTTTTAGCAGGGCGTCGAACAATGCATCCGTTGTTGCATATGATATATTCAATGACAACAATTGTTGACCAAGTTGATACAATGTTCCGTAAGGAATTGCATCAACTGCATTGGCTGGCATAACTTTATTTGCTTTTAAGAAATCCCCGGCATTGGCAATACCCCTACCCCCACCCCCTACATTTGCTGCGTCTAATCCAGTAGCGGTAATTACCCTGTTAAGAAATCTTGGGTCTGTGACCTTGGTCAACAGATCAGTCAATACAGTTTGATTGGCCGTATCAATATTTGTAAGAGTAATTCCTTCGCTGAGTAATGCTTCAATGAAATCTGCATCTTTTGTGCCTTCACGCCCACTATATCTATTTGACAGCAGACCTTGTGCATACAAACTTTTTATCAGTCCAGCCGGTGTTCCCAGCGTCGACAAGTCAAATAAATTATACAGTGTGCCAAGACGGCGCATTCCTTGGCTTAATGCACGAATACTGCGCTCAACATCCTTGGCATCAGTTGTTATGGTTCCGCCTGATCCAACTCCAGCACTATAAAGTCCACTGGCTCGTCTATAATTTTCAGAATTTTTAGCCAATGGACCAAATTTGCTTGAAAGTCCACCTGTAGCTAAATCAATATGTTTCGTAACATCAGGGTTCACGCTGGAAAATGATGCTCCATCATAAGAGTATACTGCTCCGAGCACATCACGTGACATTCGACAATCGGAATCAGCTCTTGACAAAATGCCAAGGTATCCATTTACGCCTCGTAGGAAAAACTGATTGGCTCTTGTGCGTATGCTTTCTGTAATGTCAACTGCTGTTATAGAAGCAGACAAACTGGTGTAAGTCACTGGTGCGACCCCGCAAATTCCAGGCAATGTGGTTCTCATTGAATCAAGCACCAGCGATGCTACATTTGGATGCACCGCAACTCTTCGGAGTTTACCAGTGATTACTACTGTGTTTTGCATGTTGTTTAATTGTGCTACCAATCTTGTGCTCACACCTAGTCCGGTGTTTTGCAACAACCCACTGATAGCAATCAATTGAACAGCTGAATAACTCATGTTAGTTTATAATCACATTAGGACTGCCTGTTGCTGGGTGGCCACATGTGGCGTTATCCCCGGCTCGACTGGCAGGTATACCATTTACAATAACGTTGGGACTGCCTTCTGCCATCTTTGGTGCGGCATGCGGCGGCAGGTCATGTCCTTGCACCGCATCACCAATTCGTGCTTGAGGAGTACCATTTGTGATCACATTAGGTGATCCAGCAACAATGGTGCCGCCTGCTGTGTCTTGTCCTTGTCGTGCGGCGCCTGGCATATTAAATCACCAGTCCTGCAGGCGCTGTTGCAATACCTGTTGTTGTTTGGAGATAGTAGTCTTTTATTTCTTTTACCACCATGGCATGCATCAGCACATGAGTAGCACTGAGATGAACATCTTTGCTCAACTCAGCAGTGAACAAACTCTGCATCATGCCTATGCCTTTCGGACTAGGAACCACTGTGCAAGGCTTGCTTACTACATATTCCATCGGTGTGACTTCTACAATTTTGGCCACACATTCATCACCGTTGACCAATTTGAAGGCAACGATATCACCGGCTGTATAGGCTGTTTTTGAAATTAACATTTTATCCTCTTAGGGTTTCAAAAAATTCAGCTGGCTGTTTTGCCAAGCCTTGGTAACCACCCTCGACCAGTAGTTTACCGTCTTTGTATAATTGTGGCACTGTACGGTGCCCTTCTGCTAGAACAAAATCTTTTGCAGATGCATCTTCGTCAATCTTGATTTCAGTGTAGTCAACACCTTTGAGTTTTAGTAGGTTTTTGGCCTGTACGCAGAATGGGCAATTATTTTTCGAATATACTGTGATCATTTATAAACTGAATCCTTTGAAAGTGTTAGAGTCAACGTCCTGCTTGGTACCGCCAACCACATAACTACTTATCTCAGTTTCCTGGGGTGCAACTTGAACTTCAGCACCTGCAATCCATTTAGCGGTCCATGGCAAAGGATTTGATCCTGTCTTGATGCCACACTTCAAACCAACCGCGGTCATACGCTTGCAAGTCAACCAATCAACATAGTCACACAACAACTGTTCGTTCAGGCCAATCATGCTTCCGTCCTTGAACAGATAGTGTGCCCATGCACGTTCTTGTGCGGCCGCACGTAGGAACATTTCTTCACATTCAGCTTTGGTTTCTTCCTTGATAGTCACATAGTCAGGATCATCTTGAGGCAAGAGTTTAAGCAAGGTCTGTGTTGATCCTAGATGTACATTTTCATCACGAGCAATCAATTTAATAATTTTAGCATTGCCTTCCATCTTCTTGAGTTCAGCAAATGCCCAGGAGCAGGCAAAGCTCACATAGAAGCGAATACCTTCAAGGGCGTTTACGGAGTTAAGACCTAGCCATAATTTCTTTTTAAGTTCGTAGAGGTCAACTGTGATTTCTTTTCCGTTCACTGTGTGCTTTCCTACACCTAGCAAATTAAACCATTGCCCGGCTTCTATCAGTCTGTCGTAGTATCCCGAGATATCACCTGCGCATTCGACAATTTCAGGGACATCCACGAGCTCATCAAATATTTTACTAGGGTCAGAATATACGTTGCGAATAATATGAGTATAACTACGGCTATGTATTGTTTCATTGAAGCTCCAAGTTTGAATCCATGTTTCCAGCTCAGGTAATGATACAATAGGAAGAAAAGCCAAATTGGGGCTGCGACCTTGCACAGAGTCCAGCAGTATCTGTCGCTTAAGGTTCGATGTGAAAATGTGTTGCTCATACGGTGTTAGGTCCTTAAAATCTTTAGCATCTCTCATTACATCAATTTCTTCTGGACGCCAGAAAAAACCTAGTTGTTTGTCAGTTAGTTTTTCAAATTGACGATACTTTAGTATGTCGAATCTTTGAATAGTTACTCCGCCACTGGAATCAAGAAAAGCCAGGCTGGCCAGATGATTTTTCTTCTTGGTATTAAAAACGCTCATTATTTTTCCTTGATTTAGATTACACAACTTTCACAGTCAGCTTCGTTGATTGGACTCAGCTCTTGTAAAGGTTCTTTTGCATTTAGTTTGTCGATGTCAATTTCACCTTGACCATCATAGGTATTAAAGTAGTAAAGTTGCTTGCCGCCGAACTTGTAGAATTGTAGTAGATGCTTGAGCATATCACTCATTGGAATTTTTTCATCTTGGTAGTACTGTGGATTGTAGGATGTGTTAACCGATATACCTTGATCAATATATTTTTGTAATACAGCACAGATATTCATGTAGCCCTCTGGACTACGCTGATGCCATAATAGTTCGTATTTGTTTTTCAACTTACGATACTCAGGCACAACCTGTTTTAATTGACCATGCTTTGAACCTTTGATACTTACATAGCTTCGCGGTGGCTCAATACCGTTAGTGGCATTGCTGATCTGTGCTGATGTTTCTGCAGGCATCAGTGCCATTAGTGTAGCATTACGCTGACCAGTTCGTTGTACTTGTTCACGTAAACTTTGCCATGGCATGCGCTCGATGTGTGGAACTAATTCATCTACATCAGTTTTACGTGTGTCAATAGGCAATATACCATCTGCGCTCTTGAGATCTTTCCATCTAGTACACGCACCTTGTTCTTGTGCGAGGTCTGCAGAAGCCTTGATCAAATAGTAACTCCAGGCTTCTGCATACTCGTCAACCAAGGGCAGGGCACGAGAGTCCGAATAACTTACATCATTCTTGGCCAACCAGTAGGCGAAGTTGATAATACCAACACCCAGTGGACGGAACTCTTCGGTAGCTAATTCAGCTGCCCGTATTGGATACTTCTGATATGTTAATAATGCATCTAACCCTCGAACTGCCAGAGTACACATTTTTTCAAAGTCATGTGGGCTTTTTACATTGCCCCAATTGATCGCTGATAAAGTACACAGGGCGATCCTACCATCCTCGTCATTGACATCGTTCAACGGTACTGTAGGCAAATCGATCTCTGAGCAAAGATTACTCATACGTATCGGGGCACGATCTACTTTGAATGGACTGTGCGTGTTAGCATGGTCCACATTCTGCAGATAGATACGTCCGGTATCCTTGCGTTCCTGCATAAAGCGACTGAACAAGTCAGCTGCCTTAATCTTCTTTTTTCTCAACTTGGTATTACGTTCTGCTGTTTCATACAACTCTTTGAATCGATCTGCATCTGTAAAAAATGCATCGTACATTTCAGGTACATCTTTAGGCGAAAACAAGGTAATGTCTCCGCCTGTTAGCAATCGCTCATACATCACGCGATTAAACTGAACACCATAGTCCATGTGTCGCACACGGTTGTCTTCTGTGCCTTTGTTGTTTTTCAACACCAGAAGATCTTCGATTTCTAAATGCCATACTGGATAGTACAGGGTGGCTGCTCCGTTGCGCACACCACCTTGGCTACAACTACGTGTGGCTGCTTGAAACATTTTGTAGAACGGAACTACGCCTGTGTGATATGCATCGCCATTGCGAATAGGCGATCCTAGGGCACGTATTCTTCCTGCACCAATCCCAATTCCTGCTTTCTGACTCACATACTTAACAATAGCACTTGTAGTAGCATTAATGCTATCAAGACTATCATCAGTCTCAATGAGAACGCAACTAGAGAACTGCTTCTGAGGAGTTCTGACCCCTGCCATAACAGGAGTAGGAAGGCTAATGTCATGAAGGCTAATTGCATCGTAATAGTCTTTTACCCACTGTAGTCGTGTGCTCGCAGGGTATGTCTGAAACAAGGTGGCTGCAATCAGCATGTATGCTACCTGAGGTGTTTCAAAGATTTCATTGGTAACACGATTCTGTACAAGATACTTACCCCGCCACTGTTCCATGGCAGCATAGGTGAAGTTTTCATCACGCTCATGATGAATATAACTGTTTAACTTTTCCCATTCATCTGTTGAATAAGCGGCGAGAAGACCGTCATCATAAAATCCACTCTGCACATTTTTTTGTACCAGTCTCAGCAGGGGCCATGGTTCATAGTCATTATAGACTTGTTTACGCAAATGGTAACATATCAGCCTGCCGGCCACGTACTGGTAGTTGGGATTTTCTTCAGATATCAAATCAGCCGCACTTTTGATCAGTGTTTCTTGAATATCTGTTGTTTTGATTCCGTTGTAGAACTGTAAATGGCTTTTGATTTCAACTTCGCTTGCACTAACGCCTGTTATTCCTTGCGTTGCCCAGAACACTACCTTGTGTAATTTTTCTAGATCGAGAACTTCTCGATTGCCATCTCTCTTGGTGACTTGTATTTGACTCATTGATTCCCCTGATATTGATTTAATAATTTTGTAGTTTCAGGTCTTGACTGGATAACTCTGTCAAGAGCTTTAATTCTTTTGGTATTTGTGTTCTATTTACGATCTCGTTGGCAATGAAATTAAGAACATATTTCCCCTGGTCAATCCAAGCTAAATTGTACTGTCCTTTTGTTATAGGATCTTGATACACCTTGATGGACATGCTTAATTGTTTTCCGTGCTTGCTTAACTGTAGAGTATACACTATTCCAAGTGCTTTTGCAAGATCACAGTAGTAGTTTTCGTATACCAGTTGCCAGGGATCTGGCCAATTTGTTTGATCACTGTGATCCAGATAGTAGGGAGTGAATGGTGCACTCTGCCAGAAACTCACACACTCAGCCAATGCAAGCTCTAGCGGCAAGGTATCTAACCGTTTACGAAATTGTTTCCAACGATCAAGCCGATCGTCGGGTTTGAGCTTCCACATTTAGATAATTGATATGGTTATAGGAAATTTGTAATACTGTAGACTAATGTGCCTGATCCTGATGCATCACTTGTATAGTTAACTTTAAATTTACCTGAGGATATATTTGTTACCGAAAATGTTACTCCGGTAGGGCCTGGATAGGTAAAGTTAGTTGCATTCGGAAACTCAGTGTATTCATCAACATACTGAACTGTGGTATCGTTGTATATAACTTCAATGCTGCCATGACGATAGGCATACGCCGTGGGTCTTTTTAAGATGTACTGAATAGTGGCTGCACCACAGATCCCTGTGTTAGCACTTAGTACAATCCCTGTGTTCGCACCAGTTACTGATCCACTTAGTGTCAATTGACGTCCTATACCTCTGACCAACATGCCGGTTGTTAAACCAACATTAGCATCTAGGCTGGAGTTCAAGCTGGTCGAGGCGTGCCATACCCTAGGTCTAACATCTGCGTCGGCGTCGGTTCTTGCAAATGTGTCACCGATACTGTAATTTCCGCTGCCATTGAATGAAATAACTGGTGCCACTGTGGACCCGGCGGCTCCCCCAACGGTACCAAAATAATTTCCAATACTAATCACATTCATTTGTGCAGTGGCAGTGGCCGCTACTGCATAGATGGCACTACGAGTAATTCCTTCAAATGTACAACCAGACACTTTGATGTTCCTGGTTTCTGCCGCGCTTAGTGTTGCATCAACATATACCGCAATACTCATTGTAGTAAAATCACAACCTAGTATTTTTACATTATTAGCATTAAGCACTAGACCTTGAAGTATTCTATAGAATACGCAATCGATAAATTTTAGTCCATTGATATCTTTGGTGGCATCAGTTGGAGTCGCGTACACTGCGTTCTGTCCATTCACACCTGAACCTGATGGTGATGTAATAGTGCCTTTAAAATACACCCTGTTAAAAAGTATATTATCGCAAGAGTCTAGTGTAACAATGTTTCTACTAGACGATAAACTCTCAAGAGTAACATCTTGTATAGTAACATTTTTAACAGTGGTAGCACCAAGAGTACCGTAGGCAGCATCAATTTGAGATGAGCTGTCTTTGAGTTGTACAACTACCGCACCCGAAGAAGTTTGCTGTATAATAGTTCGATCGATGCCTGCTCCTAGTATATTAACATAAGCAGGCAATTTAATACTGGCACTAATAAGATATGTTCCAGCTGGAAAATTGATCACGCGGCGAAGTCTAGATTGATTTAACGCAAAACCACCAAACAATATCTGATCAACTGCACGTTGTATAGCCGCTGTGTCATCTGCAATGCCGTTGCCTATTGCGCCAAAATCTTTGACGTTTACACTATCATCTAGTTTTTGTTGTAGAGTTCGTGTGGTTGGTGATAATGATGTAGCGCCAGTCTGCGAAGTATAGCCAGACAGTGAACCTTTAAAAATGTACTGGTCACCAATGTTAAGCAAGTCTGAGTATTGCGTTAAAACTTCTGTAACGCCTTCGGTCGGAGCACCTTCGGTAATTGTGCCATTTCCGATATACAGTTGACGTGTATCTAAACTCCAACCCAGCTCAGCTGATGCCAGAGCAGGTAAATCCTGTTGCAGCCCTTTGCGGTGCGTAATTCTTGATATCTGTACAATTGCCATTTTGCTAAAAACCCCGGTATATGGAGTATTTAGCTCATTAGATAATATAGCTCAACTCGCTTGAACCACTCTTGTCTCCAGTGTTCAAATTCGTCACCTTCGATGGTGAATTCCATGTATTCTGGGGTGCTATAGGTGCCATCTTCCTGCAATTTAGGCTGCACAGCCATTAGAATTACACCGTCACTTATATTGGTACCATGTGTGTCATTATGTGCTTCTGCATAGGCAGCAAGCTGGATAAAATAATCTCCAACGTACTCACGCTTTTTGGGCTTGTTGCTCTGCTTGAAATCCAGGATAGCAGGCCGGCCTTTCCACACTCCTACACAGTCTGTGGTACCTGCGTATAGCCCACTGTAGTATACTGGTACTTCTGACCCCCAATATTCGTCTACATGGCACAGTCCTTTGAGGATAACTTCTGCGGCCATGAACCATGAAGGGTGTGCAAAAGGATTAGAAGGCAACGGTTTCAGATCATCACCAAGGATATATGATTCTAGATAGCTGTGCATACGAGTACCGCGATTGGCGGCCTCAGTTACGATCTGCTGTGCCTGTTGTTCACCCACACGTTTTTTCCAATTAGCAAGAGCCGCCTTGCTTTCTTCGCTTTTGGTACGATCTAGGATTGTGGTTACGCTAGGTACTTTATCGCCATTGGGCAATGCATAATGGCGCTTGCCCTCAACTGTGGTCCGACTCAGTGGTTTGTAATCGTATTTTTGAATTATCATTTAGTCGAAAACTTTCTCCACATCCGCAATAATCCTTGGCCTGTGGGTTGTTAAAGTCGAACCCTTCATTGAGTCCTTGTTTTTTATAGTCTATCTCTAGCCCGTCTAGATATATGCTATCTTTGCCATTGACCCAAACCCTGGCGCCATGGCTTTCATATTTGAACCAATCACGTGTGATTGGTGCAGTGTCAATGTATTCTAACACATATGCCAGTCCTGAGCAACCTGTTGTTTTGACCCCAACACGAATGCCAATACCGTTCCCACGACGTTCTATATGTTGTAGAATCTTACGTGCCGCAAGCTCGGTAAGTGTGATCATTTTACAACCACAACCAAATACCCTGGCTCAGCAGTATCACACCTATTACGGCCACTACTTCGCTGATCTTGTACATCTTGTTGTTGACTGCCAGGATGCTTGCACTCAGTAACACAATCGCCAACTGGAATGTCATGCTGGCAAATGTCAGCCACGGAGTATGCCTGCTTGCATCATCACGTGCGGCTTCGAATGCCTGTGCTTTTGCCAACAGTTCTTTCTTGCCTTCTTGCTTTGCAGGGTCAGACTCGTAACGTGCAATCTTGGCTTCAAGTTCTGCTCGGCGTCGTGGGTTTTGAGTTTGTTCCAGTTGTCCTTCGGCAATGCTTTGCTTGATACTCTTGCTTTGATAGAAAGCATAGGTGTCTGTGGCCTTGAGCATGTTCTTTAACACCGCACCTGAATGCATGCTTGAGAAGTATGTAGTAACAGCCAGGAACAGAGCCATGATAACAATTACCAGTCCTGCTTTGTCTTTGATTGCTGCCTCACGTTCTGAGCGTGATAGGGGTTTAATTTCTGTTGCCAATTGATTTCTCCTTATAATCTTTTATTGCTGCCTTGATTGCATCTTCAGCGAGTATTGAGCAATGTATCTTTACTGGCGGTAAGGCTAACTCTTCGGCGATGTCGGAGTTTTTGATTGCTCCGGCTTCGTCGAGTGTTTTTCCTTTGACCCACTCCGTAATGAGGCTCGAACTCGCGATAGCCGATCCGCAGCCATACGTTTTAAATTTTGCATCTGTAATAATACCGGTATCATGGTCCACCTTTATCTGTAGTTTCATGACATCGCCGCAGGCAGGTGCGCCTACCATGCCGGTGCCAACTGAGTCGTCAATTTCTAGCTTGCCCACATTGCGTGGGTTTTCATAATGATCAATTACCTTGTCTGAGTATGCCATGTTATTGTACGTTCGAGGTATCGTAGGTCTTGGCAAAGATATCTGTTTTGACAGCACCGTAGTCGCCCGAGCCATGCTTGACAATATAGTCATTGCCTGTGGTGTAGTTTAGATCACCCCAGCTGGTATGCAGTACACCATCATGGTCAGCAAGTTTAGCTACCTTCATGATTTTCTTAGGGGTGCATTCACCATCACCTAGGTCGTCTTTGTATTCACGGAACTTTTCTGGTGTGATAGGATACTGCTCACCTTTGGGGCCAGTCATGATATAATGACCTGTGTCATACCTGACAGGACCTTCTAGTGTTTCCACAGTGCCAGGTTCTTGTGCTATTTCATATTTTTCAACCGCAGGTTTTTTGAATGTTGGAAATGAACCTTTTTCGAACCAAGTGTCATTGACCACAGCGTCAGCTTCAGTAATCATATCTGCGTACTTTCTAAAAAATGTTGCGTCCATTGAAAAATTATCCTTACACAAGTATAAGGTATTTATCTAAAAATGTCTATGGGTTAGGAGCGATTGGCCATGGCTGATTTAGCCATTGCTTTGACCGTTTTTTCTGGATCTGGAGTCGTTGCTTGATCTTTGCTGGCTTGATCTTGGTCAACAGCACTTGAGTCCGATTCGTCACCAAATCCTTTTAGGGTGACTTTTTCCCGATCAAGATTCTTGATCAGTTCGCCAATTGCAGGATTGTTTTCTTGTGCAGCCACAAGATTGTCAAATGTGAAATATTCGCTACCACCCTGATTCTTGACCATGTTGATCAAGCTCTGTGTACCAATGATTGGAGTTAATTTTTTGTTGTGGGCTCGGCTACGAAGAAATTGTAGAATGGTAACCAAATTGGCATCACCGGCCGGACTACCACTTACTTCATCAATGCGCATGATTAACGCTTTTCTCTGCCCAGGTCTACTTCGCCGCCTGCGGCAGCATCTGTTGCGGCAAATTCGTCGCCCATGTCCATTTCGCTTTCAGGGCCCATACCAGGAGCAGCGCCAGGCATTGGAGCACCCATATCGCCACCGGCATCCATACCACCCATGCCCATGTCTGGTGAACCTTCACCAGCTAGATTACGTGCGGCATTGTCTGTTTGTTCACGGGCGCCTGTTAGTTGTTGTAGGATGTTGCTTAGAACACTGCCAACTGCACCTTTAAATGCGTCTGCTTGTTCGCTACCAATTTGATCGCGGATAGTATCAATAAGTGCAGGCATCTGTTCGTTCTGCATCTTGCTAACATCTTCAATCATGTCCTGAATACTATCTACCATGTCCTTGGCGGCCAGGATAGCTTCTGACTTCCCCATTTCACTTTCGTTCAACTGGCGATTCTCGCTAATCCAACGATTCAATCCTTCACGCACCATTAGCAGTTCCATGTACTTTGGATTCTTCTCTGCGGTGTGTACACCATAGTTGCGGCGCAGTTGGTTCAGGTTTTCACCTAGTGCGCGGCTCAGATGTTGTGCTTTGCCAACAGTGAGTTTGCTATAATCAATACCAAACCCAAAGCGGGTTTCATTTATTCTGTTAATGCGCTTTGCTGTTGCTCTGCTGCCAATTTCTTGTAGTCTCATGGTTGTTTATCCCAAATCTTAATGTATTTAGCCGAATTGATCAATTTATCTAGATATTCCTGAGCTGCCGTTAGCTTAGGGCCAACATCGCTCAGTCTAGCATCATATAGATCTTGTGCAAACCCATTATGGGAAGCACTGGCACTTTTATACTTATGCCTGTACAGTTGATAGTCATGATCTAGTTTGCGCACAGCTTGATCCTGCGCACGAAGTTCCATGGACCTGTTGAAGAGCTTTTTATACTCTAGGAGGCAATACATCACTGCTGATATTTTGCTTGAGAACAGTATTTTTTTGTCGTTGTTGTTGTTATCAACTGCCCAGGCACCGCTGTCGGGATACACGTTATACTGATTGATCCGGTATCCATTGCTGCTGGGTAGCGGCAGCATGATTAGTTCGCCGCGGTTTACCAGCGTTTGTATCTGCTGTTTAGACCACCAGCTCAAATAGGTAGCCATAACTTCTTCGGCTACCTGTTGCTCGGCTAATTTGTAGGCTTTTTGTTTACGCCGTTTTTTTGTGGTATGTGATTCGACCATTTTGATTTTGACGATATAGTACGTCTTTGTTGACTAGGCTGTTGGCCAATTGGATCTGTCGTTCATTTAGATCCTGCCGATGAACTTCAGCGTTCTCCCGGAATAGTGCTAACACATCCGATTCCTCGTTTGTGATAGGAATACGTATATTGTTAACTAATTCAATTATTTTCATTTATTAATTAGATGCACAGTTAATGTTATCAATCCAGCAATCAGCACAGATATAATAGCAGTTCCTATTGCTATTATTTGCTTGCTCTGTTTATCGCCAGAGCCAGCCAGAGATTCCCGAATAGCAATAATGTGCTCTTCTAGTTTTTCTACTTTACGCTCAACTGCGTCAAGTTTGTTATCCAATTTTTCATACCTTTCTGCACACAGTTCGACGTGGGCTTCAAGGCTCTGTTTTTCAATATTCGTGGACATAATGTCGCTTTCTAAATTTGCGAGATGCGGTTTAATATGCCATAAAAGTGAGCCATGATTTGAGCCAATGATTGCCAGAGCATCGTCTATCACTTATTTAAGTCAAATGAACAAATTTTAAAATATATGTTTTTGATGGCACCACTTGTCCAAAATATCGGAAGCATGAATTTAGCGGTTTCGCTCAGGTATGTGATCACTGGTACTTTGTCAAAGCTCTCATCAAGATAATACAAAGGATTGTCGAGATGCCGAAACACGCTTTCGTGTTCCACTGTGAATGCAAAACTCCACACACGATGATTGCCAGTATACATCTCGCCAAACTCGTAGTCTTCTAGATTATGGTCTGTGACCTGTTGTATCAGTCCCATTGGTTGGGCACGGAGACTAATACACTGTATCACTGTCTCCCAGTTACGCTGTTGATTACGCTCAAGCTCTTGCGTTCCTCGATCTCGAGTCACACCTGTGTCGGTAATATCAACTAGAGTATATCCTGCAATGTAATTACGTGAGTCCATGCTATTACTTATCGCCAACAAAAAAGGCACTATAAAAGTGCCTTCTCTGTTCTACCATTAGGAAAAACCTAATTGTAAACGACGAACTATTAAGCGCCAGCTGGACTTACAACAAAGCTGGTACCAACTGCAACTGTACATGCAGCACAGTTAAAACTATTAACTGTACCAACTGCGTCAAGAGCTGCTTCTAGAGCGGCTGCTGGAGGTGCATTTACACCATCACAGATGATGTTGATGATACCTGAGGTTGCATGTGCAAAGAAACAGATGATTGATGGAAACACACGAAGAATTGCTTCTAGTGCCTCGCTGTTAGCATCATCTTGTGCTGCCAAACTTGCTTGTGCATTGACGCTGTATAATACAACGCTGCCGCCAAATTGACCTTCTGCACCTAGTGACCAAGTACCTGGGGTACCGATGGTGCCGTTATTAATACCGTTGAATGAGCCGGTTGTACCAGCATATGTGTAGTTTGCACTACGAGTAACTCCGATTGCCATGTTATTTCTCCTAAGATTATAGCGCAATGCGCTTGTGAATATTTATGATTGATCAGCAAAAAAGGCAGTTGCCTGCCTTTTTTGTTTTGTGCTACAGATGCTTATTAAGCTACAGTGAATGTTGTACCAGCGGTTACCAATGTGCCTGTCAGGTCAATACTGTTTGTACCAACTGCTGCTCCCAATGCTACGATTGCTGCCTGTACCACAGCAGCTGACGGTGCATTAACACCATCTGTAATAACGTAGATATTGCTGGCTGCTGTGTTAGCCATGCTGTAGCTAATAACGCCACTAGGCATAGTTTGCAGAATCTTTTCTACTGCTAGGCCCAAACCTCCGTCTGGATTAGCTGCCATTTCACCGCGTAGGTCAACTGCTGTTAGACCAGCCACACGTGGTTGAATGTGAAAGAATGCTAGACTGGCGCCTAGTTCTGCACCTGATTCTCCGTTAATTACACCTTCTAGGCCCACACCACCGTGGACTCTTGTTGCTCCGATTGCCATGTTATTTCTCCTAAAAATATAGCGCAGTGCGCTTGTAAATATTTATGATTTGGTACTATAAAGTCAGTGCATGAAGTGATTTTTAGCCAGTACCCAGATATCTAGTTGTGTACCCTGTTGGTTAAAAACCCTGGTTAATGTTGCCCAGGCAAGACTTTTTTCGCCCGATGTTGCACCTGCCCAGTCACTGACTGTTCTACGAGCTTGATGTAGATCGCTGCCAGCAATCATTAGGTCTTCGTCTAGCTTGATCAAAAAGCTACGAATGCTACTGTGTGTGTTTGCAAAGAAAGTGCGCAGGTATGTTTTGATCTGCAGGGCAGGAGCATACAATCCAATCTTGGTTTTTAGCTGATCTTCGTAGTCATTTTGGTTGCTTAGTACAGCAATCATGTTGGCTAGATCTGTTGTGCCCGAACGCATGTGATCAAAGTCGTTGAACGCCATGGTGCGATTTACATAGGTCCAGGCCTGCGATTCATTTTCCACTCGCAGTATTTCTAGTACCAGGATGCTAGAGAACAGCAACTTTGCCAGGTCAAGAGAGCTACGTCCTTTGAGGTTGTCTGGATACTTAAACAACCTTGCTTCAACCAACTCATCTTTTATAAAATCAAACATGTTATCCGTTCTTGGCAAAGTTTGCCTTGCTGAATCCCAGGCGATCAATCAGCTTCATCTTTTCGTCGCCACCACCTACTACATAGCCTTCGTGTCCCGAATCATTGCCGGTGAATGCTTGTATATCGCCTGCACCTACCTGTGTGTCAATCTGTTGCTTGATGTTGAGTTTCAAATTGTATATTGCTACCCAGATAGCAAATAATCCTTCTAGTCCCGGTGCACCTTCTTTGTACAACCAGCCGTCTTGGTTACTGCCTAGCAATTTACCAGCTGCCGCTGGACTTAGCTTGCTTGGCAAATACTGGTAGAAGCCTGCCAGCATGTTATCAAATGATCCACCAGTGATCTTGCTGGTGATATAGGTACTGATAGCCCCGAGCACTCCCTTGGCTTTCATTGCTGTCAGCTGACCAATAAAGTCAGTTACTGCACCTTCATATTGTTTAATAGTTGAGTTTGCGGCATTGACTGCGCCTGTATCCATCTTGACCTTGGGTACAGGCATCTCACCTGTTACAAACCATATGGGACCATCTGAAGGCAAGCCTCCAAGACCAGTAAGAGGTTGGTCACCTTCGCCAATGCCAGGAATAAATGTGTGTACTGCAATACCAGCCACACTAGAACCAATGTGCTTGCCTGCGCCGCTGTTGGCTTTGACCTTGTAGGTCACTGTGTTGGGTTTGAATGTGTAAAATCCGTTGTCTGGTGATAGCTTGCCTGCATACAACAGGTCGCCCATGTAAAAACCACGAAAGTTCTTGGGAATAATTTTTTCTAATGCACCCCAGATCACATTAACTTTGCCATATAGGTCAGCACGGTCAGCACCACGATTGGCATCATACTGTTGGAACGCTTGTGGGCTGGTCACACGACCTTCGCCTGACTTTTTATCAAACATGTGCTTGTCCACGACCATGAGCTCACCATCAACATTACGACCAAACACCAGTGCTGGAAATCCGTCCCACTTGATTGTGGTCAATTCTTTGCCTTTGGCCATTTGGCCTAGTGCTGCCACTGCACGTTGTGCGCCAGGAATGCCTTCGCCGAACACCAGGTCTTCTGGATGTACAATGTGTGCGCCTTCAACTATGCGTTTGCGACTTTCGGTAATAATATCTCTGATCTTCATGCAAATAACCCTTTAACCATATTTAACCCGGTAAGAATCTTTTCTCTATCATTTTCTGCACGAGCAACAGCATCAGGTGTTTGCGCTTTGTCACGCTTTTTGCCTGCAACATCAATCATGGCTTTTTCTTCATAGCGTTGCCAGAATGCTTGTACAAAGTCACTGGCTGACGAATACCTGCTGAGTGCGCCTTTGCCAAACATATCATTGGCTTCGCAACTTTGTGCAAAGCCTTTCATGCCTGCTACCAGCTTGGCAATCTTGACGTCATTGATATCATTGCCAGAGAACTGTTTTAGTTCTGGAGAGATCTTGGGCTTGGTAATACCCTGCTGTTTAGCAAGATAAACAAATGTGTCTAGTATAAATGTAGCTGGGCTGGTTGTGACTGTTACTACTTCTGTGTCTTTTTGTTTGCTGAACGGCACATG